TGCGGAGTTGGCAACGACTGGGGTTGGGTCAGTGGGAGGGGTTATACCGACCTTCCCCCCAGTCGATTGCACCGAGTCTAGAAGCTTGTCCATCCTGCCGGCATCAGGGACCAGACCTGGCTGTACGTGTCTGTTGCCAGGGCCTCTGTTGCCGCGATCAAGTGGTTAGGATCGCAGAACTTGAGGTCGTTGATCCCAAAGTGTGCTACCGCTGCATTGAACTCTCCAGCCTCTGTGGGGTTGAACTGTTCCCAGGAAAAGCCTCCGTCAAACGTCCGGTAGATGACCGGGACGCCATTGCCCGCGCCGGTCTTGTAGCCACCGATCGCGCCGATGTGATCGTTCAGGAATACTCCTACACCGGTGTTGGCCAGGGCCTCTGGGAGAGAGCGCTGTGTCCAGGTCGCGCCCCAGTTGTTGGTGTAGTAGACTGTACCATCATCTAGGCCGACCCAGGCGCGGGAGCCGTCGAGCACCTGCACCCAGTTGCCTTGTTCCACCTTGGGTTCGGTCGCCATCAGGTTCCAGTGCTCTCCACCGTCCGTGGACTGGAGGAAAAAGCCGGTCGGAGTCGTCCGGAAGCCACCGACTGCCATACCGTAGGACTCGTCCACAAAGTGGATGCCCCAAAGCCCCTCGGACGCGCCGGGGGTTGGCGCGTTCTGGTCGGTCCAGGTCAGGCCACCGTCCTTGCTGAAGTAGATGTTACTAAGGTCGGTTCCGATCCAGATATGCCGGTAGTCAAGGGCAAACATCGCTTGAGAGTGGTTGACGAACTCACCATTGGTAGAACCAACATCGACGTTGGTCCAGGTCGCGCCCCCGTCGTCACTGTAAGCGATCTCGGCGGCGGCAGCTCCATCGGTCGTGCCTCGGGCCGCGATCAGGCGTTCTGTGCTCTTGCCGATCTTGACGCAAGCCAGGGCAGAGATGTGCTCGTCAGCGGCGAACGGTTGTGTAGTCCATGCCGCGCAGGACGAGAGGGCATCTGAGGAGACATAGCCATCAGCAACGGCAGCAGCGGCGGCGTCAGCCCCAATGTGTACCTCGTCGCACCGTGAAGTGTAAGAGCCGCACGGTCCGCTTTGACACATCGTTTCGGAGCAAATCGCCAGAGCGCGGAACGGTTCATCCTCATTGACACACGTCAGGTAGGTGTTCAGGAGGTCGGCGTAGATCTCGGGAGCATAGGGATCTGTTGACAGGGAATAGGCCAATCCCACCATCTCGGGCGTGTCGTTCTCCTCCCTCTGCCCTCGGGCGTTCGTGCTGCTCGACTTGTTGGTCAAGATGCCAGTCATGAGCGGCTGGGTTGTGATGTAGTTAAGGAACGTGTCTTGACGCCCGCACAATCCGTGATGGGCATAGACGGAGACTGGGCAGCGTTCGTCTACTGCCTTCTGGAGAACGTTCCTCTTTTTGGACTTCCAGAGCGTGATGTCAAAGGTCACAGAGGAGGGCGTTCCCTGTGAGGTCTTGACGGTACGGATGCCACCGGACCCGGTACGGCAGAACCGGCGCGTCACGTCGCCCAGAGGTTGATCGATCCCGTCCACCGTGGCGCATAGAACCGGGATCGGCTCGGTGTTAGGGCCATTCGGCTGTACCCAGATTACACCGTCGAACTCGTCAAAATACTCACTGTTGCCTGTAGTCATGGGACTATCCTTTCTCGGCGGCTGATCTGACAGCCTTGGTGATCATGTTCGTTGCGAGACGAATGAGAAGCCGATCCTTGTGATCGAGGTCGGCCCGTGTCCAGATCCCGAACTTGTGCAGTTCCTGCTCAATCCGTTCGGGAGTGAGGTCCGAAAGGTCAAGCATCGCCGCCCAAGGGATACCAAAGGGGATCGCTAGTTCTAAAAGGTCCAAAGAGATCTTGTCCTTGCCCTCTACTTCTGAGGTCGGGAGGTACGCCCGAAGGGGATAGCCTTCCTTATCGTGGTACTCGATCAGGGCAGACTCGTCTTTTGTCTGGAGGATCTTGATCTCTACTTTTTTCGCTCTAGTCGTTGCCATTCTTTCCTCTTTTTCTCCATCACCTTGGTCGTGGCTCTGCGTACATGCCTTCTGTACTTGGGCCGGTAACGTTTCATGGTCCGTTCCTCAAAAAGCCGCGCTTTGGTGCCTGGATGATCTATAGGCTTTTGAGTGTAGACCCATTCGACCGGGCCGCTCCCATAGGACTCCCCCTGCGGCAAGGTCTTTGGGTTGGGGTTATAGTTGCCTCGTACCCCATCCCACGGAAAAGCCAAGAATCCCTTTTCACCTACGGGGATGTCATGCCGTTTGGTTCCTCTGGAGGTCCAGAGCCAGTACATTTTGTTCGGCCCTTTGGCGTTGATGTAGGTAACGATCTGATCGCCTCGGGCCTGGACCCTCACAGACCAGTCCGTTTGATGCTCCCAGTCCTTCTGCCAGAGGTCTAGTTGATCGGTAACCTCTGGCACGACCCGCGTGCGGGTTTCCTTGGCTATCTCTCGGAGATAGTCATGGGGGTTCAGATGTTTACTCCCCTTGCCTTTGCTGACTCTGTAGGCCAGGACTTTCATAGGGTCTCCAGATGGGAGCCGCGCCACCGTGCAGGGTCTGGTTGATGAACTTTATGGCGTCTCGGGCGTCGACGTAGCCTACTGTCCGGTCTCTCCCAAAGGGGTAGAGTGTGCCGGTGTATGGTCCGCGCCAGTATCGCACGCCCGGGGCCTTGCCGGTGTATTGTAGAAGGATGAAACCATTTTCTCCCGGTATAGGTTCGGGAGGTTGATCGTCCTCCGTTGGCGTTTGGAACCGACCCGATCCCTTGCCACCACCGTTTCAGTAGCGTGCGCCTGGGGCGAGTCGTCTCAGTTCTGAGGTCAGATCAAGCATGGTTCCTCAGTATGTCGTTCCAGATGATCTGGGCCATCTGGAACTCGCTATGGCCCTGCTGCGCCCATCCCATCGCCGGGAAATTCTTGCCGGTTGCGCCCTGGCAGATGTCAAGTTCTCCGTCCCTGAGTTGTCGGAGCTGTTCAGACATCCACTTGAGATAGTTGTCACGTTCGCCCGACGAGAATTGAGTTGATCCACACTTACAGTTGTAATAGGCGGCGGCATCAATGATGTTCAACTTGGCAAGGAGGCCGACAGTTGTATCCGTCGAGAGCGCCCAGGCTGACCAGTTACAGTCACATTGGCCCGAGGCCGCTAGTGCAACAATGATGTCACCTGCCGCGACGTTCAGGTAGTGCTCTATGGTAGAGATCTCGATCCCGTTGATCAGGCAGATCCGGTAGAGGTCGGCTGTGTCCCAAGTGACGCCTGTTGCCGTGATCGTGGTCTGCGTGACAGCGGTCACAGGGCCATCGGTTCCTTGAGTCAGATTGTAGAGGATCATCCCCACGTTAGGTTGTACGCCACGCGTCAAAAAGTCCCCTTGTGAGTCGGTCAAGGTAGGAGCCGCCATAGCCCCCTCATGGGCTCCGGTGATCAACTGCCCGTAGCACCAGAAGGCTGCGAACTCCCAAGCCTCTGCGAATCGCTCTCCGCTACATGTGGTTGCTGTGGTCAAGGTCCCTCCCTACACCAACCGGGCCAGGCCCAACGGACCATGGCCCGGTCATACAGTGACAGGATCGTCGGGGATCAGGGACCGACGATCCGCTCCGTTGCCTCATAGATCTTGTGTTCTGCAAGTTTCTTTTTTGCCTTTGAGGTTGCAGCCTTTCGCACCTCTGGGACAAGAGCCAGCAAGTCAGAGATCGAGGAGGCTTGTTCCAAGGCATTGATCTTGTCGTCAAACTTGGACATGGATCCTCCTACGTTGGTGCCAGGATGCTGAAACCGTTGTCTCCGACCTCAGCCTCTGCCACATCGTCACACATGTTGCCGATCCAGATGTCTGCTGCGCCGCCACTGTACCCACCGGCGACGGAGTAGTCTCCGGTCATGACGTTCTGCGTGACAAGGTTGTCGTCTCCAGGGTTCCCGCCAACGGTCGTGTTCAGGGATTGTACAGCGGTGTAGGCATAGCCGACCTGCTGGAAACGGTTGCCCACAAACTCGCACCCGTTGCACGGAAAGATCGCATGGTTGTCGTTGTCCCAAAAGACACAACCAATGATGTGGTTGCGGTATGGGATTGCCAGGGGAGTTGTCCCCGCGAACAGGCCACAAGCATCGTTCGCTACGTTGTTCCAGAGTTGGAACACACAGTCGATGATCCAGACGTCATAGCAGCCGTGCGACCAGATGCCATACTGCCCTGTGGTCAGGCCGTCAAACAGGCAGTTCTGGATGACGGTACGGATCGCGATGTCATCTGCCCCTGAGTCAGTATGCCGCAACTCGATGCACGCGGCAGCGGTCTGCCCCAGGAACCGGAATCCCTGGACCATCCAGCCGACTGCGCGCATGTCTAGGGCTGGTTCATCGGCAGCATCTGACTGCCAGGAGGGGCTGTAGCCGGTAGGCCCTGCCCCGATGATCGAGACGTAACTGGGGCCGGTCACATAGTCGGGCGTGACCACTGACTCCTCAACCGTCCCATTGACCACGATGATAGAATAGTCGGTCAGGAGTGAGGAGCTAACAGCCGCCTGGACGGTCGCCAAGGGCTGTTCTGGGTTGGTTCCGTCCGCGTTGTCGCTGGCGTCTGCATGGCCAGAGTCAACGTAGAGAACCACAGCGTCGGGGCTCCACCTGAGTCCCTGTGGAGCTTCTGAACCCGGCACCCCAAACTGACCACCGAAAAATGGCTTCAGCTTGAGGAGCGGGAAGTGCATGTTTGTGATCATGACGTCTCCTTCTAGGATGAAACGGAAGGCTTATAGATGTGCATCCCAGGAGGACTAAAGATCGCCGGTGCATCTGGCGGCGGTTGGGGGATGCCACTTTCCAGGCAGTTGATCTTTTGACGGAGAACCAGTTTGATCGCCTTGGTCGGTTCAATGGGGCGCATCATACGGATCGCTGCCATTTCGTCGGCCAGACGAAAATGCCGGTCGCTCTCTCGGGCTGCCAGAAAAGTGTACTGATCCTCCTTTGCCGCGTCTAGATCCTTGACTTCGATCAGACCCAGAAAGGTAGCATGCTCTTCCGACCCAAAGGCTATGTAGTCGGATCGCTCCTCGGGGCGTGCCGCCTTGTCTGGAGGTACGACCCCGAGTTGCTCAAGCATCGCTTGCATCTGCGCGACTTGTTCCCTGAGTGCCTTTACTTCTTGTGCCGTTGTTGCCATTTTTACCCCTCCCTAGGGTAGAGTCTAGGCGACGGTTCCGCTGGAGTAGTAACCGCCACGAAAATCAAACCAGTTGCCTTCCGTCGAGTCGACATAGGTCCCGAACACATCCATGACCTTGAGCACCACATTGCCGGTATCAAAGTCTCCCATCATCGGCTCAACCGCTGCACCCGCACCGAGCATTGAGGTTACAGCCTCGATGTCGGACTTTTTGCGGAAGATCTTTGGTCCTGCCCATCCCGACATGCGCGCCAGCACGAACGGACGGATGTTATTTTCTGTCCAGGCCGGGAACCCGTACCAAGGGAGGTTGGGCGCTGTGCCCGCCATGTAGGGGTCCTCGATGGGGGTGAAGTTCCTGGCGACGTTGACAGCATTGGTCGCCAGTTCAGGAACCAGTTCACTGTTCAAGATCTGGAGGACCGTGTCTGCGAGGCCAGCGTGATGGACGATGTACCGCAGGGAGGCATTGATCGGCTCATTGCGGGCATCGACCCGCTGATTGTAGGCCATCCGGGCCTCAGAGACTCGGGCCGAGGTCAAACGTCCGTTCTGGGAGTAGAGTGCACCCAGGCCGGTGAGTCGGGCGATCGATACGGCGTTGGTGTACATTCGGGAGACGAACTTTTCCAGGGTTCGGCGTGCGGCCTCACCCATTTGTCGGGCCGTGTCCTCAAAATAGCCCAGATCGTCGTTGCGAATGGCCTCCCAGGAAAAGTCAAACTGCTTCTCCCACCGATAGACCCGATAGGACCGGGCGGTTGCGTCATCGACGGAGCCGGGACGCGCCTGTCCCTTTTCGCCCACCAGTTCCAGGTCATCAAGAGAGCCGCGATTCTGGTAACGGTCGTGCGGCAAAAAGTTGGTCAGTGTATCCATCCAGACCAGAGGCTCAAAGGCGAAAACCTTTTTCTCATAGCCGGGGATCGCCAGTCGGCTCACAAACGTCTGGATCGCGTTTGTAAAGTCTGCACTGGTCATGGTCTCCTGAAGCAGGAGGTTGTTGGTTCCGGTTGGTGACATGCCTGAGAGGTTGTGATCGATGTCCTCAAACAGGCCCTGGCATTCTGCCAGTCGTTCTGGAGTCGCCCCAGCGTCAGCGAGTTCGCCTTTCCAGGTCTCGCACATCGCTCGGAGCAGTTTCCTTGTGATCATGATGATCCTCCTATGATCTCTGTTCAGTAGGTCAGTACGCCCCGAGATCTAGATGTCGCGGGTTGCGTTGGTCAAAACGATGCAGAATACCTGTTCTACCAGCGAGTTGGCCAGGGCCGTGTCGAACGTTGGTGCCTCGTTCGGGCCACCGGCGAACGAGTCTCCCATTTCATCCTGGCAGTAGGTCAGGTAACCAGCCAGGGGGTTGTCGTCGCCGTTTTCGTTCAAGGGAGACATAGAGAGAGTCACACCCTCCCCGATGTCATCTGAGTCATCGACATAGACCGGCTGTCCAGGCTGTGGGGTCTGCTCGAACGTAGCTGGCACCCCAGCCACATACGTCAAGACGTTAGCGACATAGTCTCGGATGATCATGCCGGGGGCAATGTTGACCACGATAAAATCATAGTCTCCATTGATCGAGTTCTCTGCAACGGTATAGACAACGCCGGTGAGGAGTTGACCACGGAAAGCAGCGGTGCGTTCACCGATCGCCACCACTGGGTGATGACCGGGCTCCAATTCGTCCTTGGTTCCCGATCGGCTATTGTCTGAGATGGGCCAAATGTCTTTTTCGTGAACGTTGAACGGGATCAGCGGCCCTGAACTCTGTTCCCAGTCTGTGCCTGTACGGAAAGTTGCTGGCATTGGATATTCCTCCTATAGCTAGGTCTGGTTGATGGGTAGAGTCCTAGAGCCTCTGGGAGTAGGTCGGATCGACCTCTGCCATAATGGCCTTGAACCTGTCCCGTGCATTTTTCTCCCGCTCCGCGGCTGTGACCTGTTTGGGAGTCTCTGGCTCACTCTCGCCCAAAGCGAATGGGCGACCCGCACCGGTCTGGAGAGACGTGACAAACTCTGTCATCTCCCGAATGGCTTGGTCCAGTTCCTCCCGGCTGGCATAGCTCGAGCGGACCAGGAATGACTTGGCGTCAGGAGAGAGGTCCGATTCATCTAGCACATCCTGGACCTGATCGGGAGTGAACTCGGGAGCTGCTTCCGTGGTCTCTGCAGAATCCGGTTCGGTCTCCGATTCAGGAGCGGGATCGGCGTCGGTCTCGGGAGCCTCTGCCTCCGGTGCCTCGTCGTCCTGGGTTGCTTCTGCTTCTGGGGCTTCGGTTTCCTGTTCCTCGATAGGGACTTTCTCCTGTTCCCCCTCCGTGATGGTTTCTTTCTGGTCCTTGTCGTTCATGGTCGGATCTCCTTCCATTTCAGAGAGGGACAGTGCGTGCCCCCCTGCACCTGCCTTTGAGACGAGATCGACGCTGGACGCATCAGTGATCTCCTCTACGATAAAAGCCTTGCGCCCGGCGTGCTCTCCCATTCGGCCTAGGCCAGAAGCATAGATCGAACAATGTAGGGAGGAGAGCTCCCCGGCGTCGGCCCGGTTGCGGGTCTTTTCGGCCATGTCTGGATCGTAGATCAGGAACTGCCCGACAAGGCCGTGTTCAGAGAGGCCCACGACGGATCGGACTTTGCCGACTTTGGTACGTTCGCTCTTTTCCGTTTCCTTGTGGTTGGTAGCGTACACGTCCACGCCCTCAAAGACCGATCCGTCGCGTTCCAGTAGCTGGGGAGAGTAGTACCGGTTATCCCTGGTGTTACCCATCCCCGGCTTGACGATCACAAAATCGACCAGAACAGGGAGTCGGCGCGGGTTCTCTGCCGTGACCGCTAGCTCCTCGAGTTCTGCCTGATCGAGTTCAGAGAGGGAGAGGACGTTGCCGGTCTCCTCCATATCCCCATCAGAGAGGGAGAGACCTACAACCTGTAGGAACTCCCCAAAGAGAGCCGAGAGAGCCGTTCCCTTGTCGTCTATCTCTGGATCATTCAGCGTGTTGTGCATCAGCATCCAGAGTTGGGCCATTCTCTCTTGGAGGTCTGCGACCTGTTCCTGGGCCTCGATCTCCTTGTCAAGGTCAGAGAAGGACGTTGCCGACCAGGAGTAGTGATCAGGGACCATCCACCCTTGGTATTCTTGGAGGTTGGGATCATCGGTCTGCTGATCGTCCACCGGTTGCTCAATCTCTTTTTGCAGTAGAGTCATTTCCTGTTCCTCCAAGGTAGAGTTGGCGATACGGATCGCTCTCGCCTCACATGTTTTGGTCGTGCCGCCATCATCTAGGCACTTGGCTAGGGCCGAGTTGGCGGCAGCGGCCCAGGCTTTTTTCTGCTTGTCGGTCTTGGCCTTTTTGGTATGCTTGGTGGCATCAGACGGTTCCCAGGGCATCACGAAATTCCTTGCGGGGGCATGTCGCTATCGTGCCTCGACATTCTTACCCCTCATACTCATGGAGGCCAAAGTAAAAGTCCATCCAACCATCGACTGCACCGGGAACCTTGCACTGAGCCCAGAGCAAAGAGCCTGCGGGAGCACGACCCGTCTGAACAGGGATGATACCCGTCTCTTTTTGCACCGAGGCCCCATAGACGAACTCAGTATAGGTGCCCGCCGCTAGAGCCGCGGCCCCGCTTGCACCACGACCCACCCGAACGAAGTAGGTAGAGGCTCGCTCCGTGTCATCCACGATGAACTGGTGAGGGTCAAAGTAGGCTTTGCCTACCACGGTCGGTGTATCCGTACCGCCCAGTATCTGGACCCACGTCCCCCAGTCATCATTGCCTGCGTCAATGCGGAACGGCCCGTTGCCTGAACCGATCTCGTCCGCAGCATGATCCGTCAGATTGGGCACCGCAGCGACCTCAAACCAACGTGCTGCACTGTGCAGGTGCCTTTCGATCTCATGCACCTTATAGGCCAGGGAGTTGTTTGTCCCGAGAAGGCCCTCAACCGTTTTCCGATCAATAAGTTCTGTACTTGTCTGCGTGTATCTTGGCATTATTGCACCCTATGTCCTATGCCCAGGATATACATGGAGTCCAATCCGGTTAGGTCATCATGAATGACCATTCTCAACTCATCCCGGCCTCCTGGTGTGAGCACTCCGCTTGTAGTCCCACGCAAGCGAATGGTTACCCCCCAGGCATATCGGAACTCGGCCCGAACCAGAACGGTATAGCTGCCTGCTCCACCTTTGTCAGTGTACACTGTCTGAACGCCAGTGAACAGAGTCATGTCCCCGTTCCTACGAGCAGTGCCAAGGTTGTTGATCTCGCCTGTCTCGCCGTTCAACTGGTACAGCTCGACCCCGTTGGTCAGTGCTGCCAAATCTCCAAACAGGGACTCGTCTGGCTGGCTGGAGCAATTGATAAAAATATGCATCTCTGTCACATCGAGATCATAGGCAGGCAGAGAAGCCGTGTAACTGACTATGGGAGTCACAGAGCCATTGACCGCAAGGTCAACGTTGATCTCCTCAACCTGGGTGCCTATGGCATAGTCGGTATTGATCACACGATCCATCGTCAGGGTATTGACCGCTACGGATACTACATAGCCGATATATCCCTCTGTTGCTGTACCGATGGCGATCCATTCACCGCCAGTCAACCCGTGACCAGCCGACACGACTACCGTGTAGTCGCCGGGGGATGCAGCGCTGGCTAGAGTCATCACATTGCCAGCGAGATACAGAAACGGTCCAAACACAAGGTTGGTATGCTGATCCTGTTGGTTGATCGCCAGGGCACCAACACCAATCTCAGGATCGATCTTGATCGGGAGAATGGAACCACCCCACCCGGTCAACCCATAGATTAGGTTAGAACCAGCATATCTGGGCATCGCTACACCACCGCGTATGGTACGTTCACAGAGCCAGCCCCACCGCCTCCACATTGCAGAGTGATCTTGAGGTCAGAATAGACTGTGAATCCTTCGACCAAGACGCCATCGTCGTCAGCTACCGCCCAGACATTCTCTTGGAACTTGCGGTAGTTGGTTCCGTCGATCTTGTGATAGACACTGATCGTGGTCTGCTGGGTGACGTTGACCATATCCAACCAGATCGATCCGATGTGGACGGGAGAGGCGATAGCCTGATCGAGCAAGGTTTGCTCTGTATTGTCGGTTTCATCATAGGAAAAAGTAGCAGAGATCGCGGGGATGTCGCCAAGGACGACGCCACCGCCAGCGGCTGTAGGAGACTGGTTAACGAGGGAGGTCGTTCGCTTCATGCTAGTTCTCCTATCACGCCAAGAGTACCGGGAGTACCAACGGCCCCTGACTCTCGGGCGACGATGCGGTATCGCTCCACATTGCCAGAAAGGGGGACGTCAACAGCAAAAGTCTCGACTGCCGCGCCTGTGGCTTGGTAGGTGTAGTACTCTCGCTGTAGGTCGCTTTGGGTGTCTGCACCGGGGACGACCGCACCGGCTGCATAGATGGGTTGGCGGTGCCATGCCTGTTGGCCTGCGGGGACGGTCGCGGTAGCAGAGAAGGGAGAGATCTCCAGGTAGTAGTCAAACGCACCTCCCACACCACCCCGAGTATAGGTAAAATGTAGGTGCAGGGTCTGGGCGTACGCACTGAGTTGGGTTACGGGAGTGGTCCATGCCCCGGCAGCGGGGAGAGCCGCGGCAGCAAGGATCTCTTGCTGGTTACTGTGCCCGGTTGGATAGGGCCACAATGGATCGTTTGGGCTGCGCATAGTCACTCCTCAAGGTAAAACGAAAACGGGCCACCCCTCCCTATGGAGGTAGTGCGGCCCGTTTTCCGCTGGGTAGTATTCTGCTGAGATCATTGTACCATAGGAGGCATCGGATTGTCAAGAGAGCATTGACTTGGAGGTCTGGATCTGGTATAATGGGGACAACTTAGAGAGTTCCACCGCAACACCCATTATGAGACCAAGGGGCTCAGCGCGCCGAGGCATCCATATGGGTGTTTCGTTGTCGAACGGTGTGTAAGAGGAGAGGCCAACCGCTGGGTGTGACGGTTGGCCTCTTTTTGTGCGGGGCTGTTTGGTAGGATGCCGCCTACCGGAGTGGGACTGAGAGCTTTGGGACGGTCGCCGGGTTGTGACGATGGAGTGGTAGGAGGTTGCGGTAGGATGGGTAGGTGCGGCAGGTCTGGCGGTAGAGTTGACGGCGGGTCAGGAGCCGAGAGCCAGACAGGTATTGCTTACGGGTTGGGTTGGGTGTGAAGGAAATGCCCAGGGCATCATTGTATCGTTCAATGAAGTCCTGGAGACGCTGGATCACCTCCTCTATGGGTCCGTGGAATGCGGAGCAGATGTCGGCAAAGTAGGAGACGGCTTGACGTAACTCTATGGCCCAGAGGTCACAGTAGAACTCTATGCGGGTGATTGTCTCTCGGGAGAGGCCAGGCCAGTGGTCCCAGTGGTCCCAAGAGGTCGTGCCTGTGTCTGGGGGATCTGGATCTGGATCAGTGTAGCTTGTATCGTACATCAGTCCTCCTGTTCAGAGATCGCCATAGCCAGGAATGAGGTCATGGCATCTTTGGGTTCTACCTTGCGGTAGATCGGCTCGTACCACGCAACGGGTTGGCCTCCTTTGACTAGGACGGTTATGTTGATCACGGCGGTTCCGGTCGGGAGCTTGGTTGAGCAGAGTAGCCGGAGGCGGCGAACGATCGCGTCCCAAGGGTAGGCCTGGAGGGGGAGCGGTTTTTTTAGTTGCATAGAGCACCTGCGGGAAAACGCCCCTTTGTGATCGGGAGGTCGGGAGCAGGAGTCAGGCGACACTGGCAGTATCGACCGGTGCAGCACAGGCGGTAGGATCTCGGGATCGCGTTGTGCTTGAGCCACGTGGATGCACGATAGACGCGACCGGAGAACGTGAGGCAGGTTGAGCAGTGATCGGTCGGTCCCATCGTCCAGATCATTTTCTGGTCTTGTCGGGCCAGGAGTTCTGCACGCGTGGCGACTTCGCTGTAGCGGTTGGTCCATTGGACCGCACGATTGTAGGCTTGGTCCAGGGCCAGCTTTTTCTCTCCATCCGCGTACATCACGTTCCGGACGGAGAGAAAAGAGGCAAAAGACGGTACGTGCATATAGTCTGTGCTGATCGCTTGGGCCAGCATCTGTTGACCTTCGGGAGGGAGGTCAAGGACGGTGGAGCCGCCCCGCTTTGCGCCTTCACTCCAGGCTTGGGTCAGGCCTTGATCGATGATCGAGTACATCGACTCGATGAAACCGGGCGTGTCAAAGATGTCCGTCACGTAGCCGCGTACCATCGCCCGAATCGCCTTGATGTAGGATCGCTCTCCTTTGGAGGGGGAACGGTCAGGCGGGTAGAAGGCAACCTCAGCCAGAGGAGCATGGACGATCACGCCCTCGGGAGGCAAGAGATCGTCGTCCGATGGTTCAGGATGGGCAATGTACGGATACTTAGTCTCCATTGTCTGCGACTCCCGCAAGGACGAATTGGGCAAACTGGTCTGGGGAGATGTAGCCCGATTGTAGGCGGGCGTGGGCTTGTTCATAGACCGAGATCACCATCTCCTCTAGGTCCGGTTCCTCTGGGGCCTCCTCTGTTTCATCCCCGCCCATTTCGTCGTCGTCGGGAGGGGTCTCCTCGTCGTCCGTGTCTGGAGGAGTGGGATCGTCCTCCTCCTCCGGTTCAGTGTAGAATAGGTCCAGGGAGGCGAGATCTGGGGCGTTGTTGATCCCGAGGGCTTGGAGAGTCACGCGCCAGAGTTCTGCAGCGAGACCGGCAGCGGCCTTGGGCTCGATGATGCCACCGGAGACCAGGGGCGTGAGCATCTGGGAAGCGAAAGAGCCGATGGACGATGCGACGTCCGGAAAGTCCGAGAGGGAGAACGAGTCTATGGAGATCTGGGCGACTCGTTGGGGTTCTGGGATCGTGACCGGGGCATACTTGTCTGCCAGGGTCAGGACGGCGTAGGCCAGGGTCTCCATCGTCTCGATCCAGAGATCCTGGTATCGCTCGAAAACCATCGCCTGGGCCTTGTCCATCTCCAGAGCCGTCGCCCATCGGGACGTGTCCAGGCCGGCAGAGGTCGGGAATAGGCCCGAGCCTAACAGGGCCATCCAGGAAAACTGCTCGTTGTCGGCCTTGGCGTCGGACGCGCCGGTACGCATGGGTAGCTCTTTGGTGTTTGATGCTTTGTTCTCGACGTGCCAGGACCCGGCAGCGCCAGGCGGGTTTCCGTCCAGATAGTTGGACCGGGAGAGGGTAGAGGCTATCGTGTTGATCACAGAGTCTACGGCACGGGAGCCGCCTTCGACCTGGGTACGGCGCACGAACTGGGCGATGGCGAGAGCCACGCCCAGGCGCGACTCTGCGAACTTTTTGTGTCCTCGGATCCAGGGAGCGGAGGTTGTGGAGAGAGGCCAGCCGAGTGGGTCGGACTCCTCCTTCTGGTTATGGGCGATGTGGAGGATACAGACGTTTGTGTCGGCCTTGGTCTGGTCGGCGCGCTTGGCGTCGGCAGGGACTTTCTTGGAGGTCTGGAGGAGGGTCCAGCGCTCCTCGAGATCGGGAGCAAGAGAGGTCTCCCAGGATGGGTAGTAGTAGGTCTCTGAGCCGGTGCCGGTCGTGTTGTCGCTCCAGGTACGTTTCCAGAACCAGATGTCGGCCTTGTCGTCTGGGTTGAATATGGGGGACATCTCGGACTGTTCGATCACTCGGAGCGTCGTGCGCCCGGCGTTCTCTCCGGAGGTCGCGGTGAATAGGGCCAGGAACCGGTTGCCTTTGATCAGGAGCCAGTCAGACAAGCGGTGGATCGCCTCTCTGCCCAGGACGGATCTGTTGCGTCGGGAGAGGTAGAACTCGTCCCACCATTTTTGGGCTTTGGTGGTCGGGAGAGTGGCGGTCACGTTGTCGCCTAATCCCCATCCGGTCCAGAGCCAGATGGACCACTGGTAGAGTGGGGAATATCGCCAGAGTCGAACGGATTGCTTGACCGCCCGTTCGCGTTCGCTGGTCAGGGAGGAGGACGAGCCGTAAGCTGCGAGTTGGTCCCACCCGAGTTGTGTCGTGAGATCGAGTAGCAGGGCCTCGTCTACCCCGCCCTCCTTGAGGGAAGCCAGCGCTTCGGCGGGAGCAAGGGAGAGACCGGACTGGTCCAGGTGTAGGCCCAGGACGGCGATCGAGTCCTTGAGGGCGCGGATCGTGGTCTCGGACTCTCCCAGGAGACGGTCACGCTCTTGTGACATAACAAGAAGTTCTTTTGCCATGTCCTCATGTTGTCCCGCAAGCAGCGTTTTCTCTAGGCGATGTTGCTCCCGAATGTCGTCTATCAAGTCTGCGTATTTTCCGCAGATCTCGACAGTGGCACGATGATCGTCATGTTGCTTGGGAAAAACGAGATTATGGATCTTTTCTTTCCAAGTCAGGGGCTGAGTGCTTGGCATTGGGGATCTCCTTCTTGCGGTTGTACACTACAGCGAGTCTCCATACTATGATACCAGATAGGAGGACGCCAGTCAATAGGCCGAGAGAGTCCCCGGCCCAGAACAGAGGGACGTAGATAGTCATGGGATCTCACACTCCAGTTTTCGGGCGATGATCTGCAGGACGTCATCTGGGTCGGAACCGAGATCGCACATCTTGATGAACTCGGAGCGGGTCATGGATGGCTGGTGCAGGCTGGAGACGTGCCGCCCGGGATTGTCCTCCTCCATCGCTAGCCGGTGGGCATAGTCGACAACGTTGTAATTCTTGCCTTGTATGGAGATCAGGGCGTTGGCGATGGAGAACAAGGAGAGGATCATGCTCGAGAGGACTTCCTTGATCGGGAGAGGTACGGCATCCCGGTCTCTGATAGAGATACATCCCTCCCAGTAGCTTGTGTCTCCGAGATGGGTCTGGGCGTGCTCTGCGGCGAAAAAGATGTCTCTTGCCAGGGAGTCGTCCATGTATTGCAGGGTGATCTCTGAGAGTGAGGAGAGATCGACCTGGAGCTTGGCGGTAAGCCAGGAGAGTAGACCCAGCCGGGTCAAGGTTGGCGGTTGGGTCTTACAGGCGAGGTCGGAGATCTTTTGTTGTTGTAAGAGCTGGCTTTCATAGTCCATTGCGTTACCCCTCCTAGTAGGATGGTCCTATTGCTGTTGATACGTCGACAATCTGGCTTTTGGGTTGGGGAGAGGTCAGGAACGAGACGATGTAACGCAGGGCATCTAGCATGTGGTATGCCTCTTTGTTCTCGATCACGTTGGTGAACTCTCCCGTTCGCTTGTTCTGTTTTCTCGCGTAGGCTCCGATCTCGGAGAGGAGAGCTACGCAGCAGTCATGGATGACGATACGGCCCTCTCGCAAGAGTTGTTGGACGCGGTCAATCTGCGTCCAGACCTCTGTGATCGGCGGCTCCTGGAGAGGGATGCCGGCTCCCGTAAAATCTACGCGCTGTTGCCGTTCTGAGGGACCGCCGCCGACCCAGGCATAGATGGGCTCGGCCCGGTTGGTCGGCACGCCCTTGGGACTGTAGCCAGATGCCTCCAGGATCTGGGCGACGTGTTTGGGAGTGGTTACGCCGAAAGGCTGTTCATACTCCCGGTAGACGTGGAGCGTTGCGCCGAGGGCGTCCCAGGCCAGCCAGACCGCGCCTATCTGCGCGCCGAAGGGATCTATGCCGACGAATCGAGGCCACATCTGGGGGATGGGGATCGCCTCGATCTTGTGCTTTTCGTCGTCGTACGCGGTATAGATTGCTCCCTCTGGGGATGCCCACTGCCCCAGATAGAGACGCTTGTAGCGGTGCCCGGTCATGGAGGCGAGACGCCCCAATCGCTGGATGCCGGCCTCTGTCATCTCGCCCGTTGTCTGGTCAAACAGGGCCGGGTTGTCGCGGTGGGTTGTGTCGTAACGGGTCAGGGAGGGAGTGTCACCCTTGGACCGCTGCATGATCCAGTGAGTCGGCGGGCCGGGGTTACAGTCCCCGACGAGTTGGGTGTAGGGCATCGTGGCGCCGCGTCCGGTGACCATTCGGATCAGATACTCCCAGTCTGAGACGGTCAGTTCCTCTGCCTGGACGACATAGATTATGTCTCGCTCACCGGATAGGGTCTTGCCGGGATTGTCTAGGCCGCCGAGCCAGATACGGGCACCGTTGGGATAGTCGTACCATTGGGGGATCTTGCCGCCGTAAGGCTCGACGTAGGGCGCGTAGGGCTCTAGGATGTCTCTTGTAAAAGTGCGAATGACTGTGCCGTGTATGTCGGACTTGACCTTGCGGAGGATCGAGATCTGCGCGCCCGGGTACTTTGTGGCACACATGTGGATCTTGTAGAGGAGTGCGAGCGTCTTGCCAGTGTCGGCGGGTCCTGCTAGCATCACCTCGGGATCTCGGCATAGCATTCCTCTCTTGACGTTCCCGTAGAATGAGTACGGGAGGGAGATCGTCGGCATCGGTCACCAGGAGTTTTCTATATCCTTGGTCCAGTCGGTCAAAAAAGCACAGGCCCAGTCAAAGTAGAGATCGGAGAGTCGCCCTGGTAGGATTGTAACCAGGACCTGAGAGACCTTAGAGAATAGCCACCCGTTAGCGATGGTCCACCACATCTTGATGTCGATCCAGAAACAGAGCAGGGCTATCTGGAGGTCTAGCCAGAGATCATACATAGTCCATCAGTCTACCCTCGGGCATGGGAGGTATGGATCGATGTGATCGGTACAGCCGTTGGCGTGCCAGACTTGTGATAGATCTTTCCTCAGGGTTCGGGCGGTCTCAGGATGACAGACAAAGGTCCAGCCAGAGAGTCCCCTGATCCGGTAGACGTTCGGATCGGGGACGTGGATCATGATCTCGCGGGTCTTGATCCAGGGTCGCCAGGGCCAGGACCAGAGACGTTCCTTCCAGGTGAGAAGGACGGTCCTGCGCTGCTCGGTATAGAGATGATCAAACTCAATGATCGGGATCACTTTGAGGTCTCCTTGTCGATTATGGCATAGCCTATCAGGAGGAATGGGATCGCCAGGAGATAGGGCCAGGACTCGATTGCAAGTTCCATTTGAGTCCAGGCGGGATGGAGCGCCCACCGGATCAGGAATCCGTAGACCAGGATGCAGACAGAGCAGATGAACAGGATCACTCCAAGTGTAAGCATTGGTAGATACCTTTTGTCTGAGGAGGTAAGAGAAACACCGTCAACATCAATGCGGCTAAGAAAGATCTGGCTGTTGGTGATCTGCACTCTTGGATCTTTTTCGTTCATCAAAAATCCTCCGGTTCGACGTTGCCCGAGAGTCTGACGTCAAAGGACCCATCCTCCCCCGCCCCTTGGACTGTATGGAGGTCTCCGAGGCCGGTCGACTGGCGCTGTAGCTTGGAGGTCAGTTCCAGGGCACGCAACAGGGTTGACTCTTTGACGCCGACTGTGATGATCTCGCGCTCAGGCATACCGTCTTTGGCAGGGATAACGCGTCGCTCTGTCTTGACAAAGTTCTGGAGTTGATCCAGGGTAGAGTCAACAACGGCACGGAGCTTTTCGGCCATCTCATAGTCTGCCTGGAGCACGGCGGCGCGCCGTTCTGCCCAGAGAGCTTGTTCTGCCTCGCTTCGCTCGACCTCTTGTTGGGCGAATGCCTCTGCTAGTCGGGCTTGCCATGAGTGGGACTTTGACCAGCCTCTGATAGTTTGCTCGCTTTTTGTCGGGGGGATCTCTGGGCCTTCTGGGGCGTTTGTATAGGAGCGCCAGAGATCTCGGAGCTTGGCCCCCGGTCCCATTCTGTACAGGTCCATTAGAGCACGATGCGCTCTGCTCGTCTCGCCTTTTCGTCGTTCAAGGGGTTCCATAGTGATCCACCATTACCTTTGCTATGTTCAGGGCGCGATAGATAGCCTCGTCCATGTCGATGTAGGCATAGCCGCCGAGCCGTCCACAGAACGTGACGTCTGGATCGTGGTTGTTCGCGTGGTCCAGGTATTGCTGGTATAGGTGCTGGTTACGGACGGTTGGAACAGGGTACTCAAAACGGGTTGGATCGTCGGGAGAGTAGGGATACTCGCGGGAGACGTATGTCCAACGCGTCGTGGCTCTTTTCTCTGGGGGGAGGAGCCAGCGCCACTCAGTGGTACGGATGTGTGCGCCTCCAGAGGGCAGCGGGTTATTGACCTGCACAGCGCCCTGGTAAGAGTCTACGCCGTCAGGGAGCAGGAGGGGATTATGCAGCCGCCGTTGTCCCCTGTACTCGAGTCGGCCCAGAGAGTAGTCGTAGAACTCGTCAATGGGACCGGTGTAGACCATGTGATCAAAAGACCAGTCCTCTTTGTTCATGAACTGTTGATAGGAGGCACCCAGGACACAGGGGACTCCCTCTAGCATTTTGTGGACCATTTCATGGTAGCCGTTGGAGGGGATTCCGCGCCACTTCCGATCGACAAATGCGCGCTTTTCGTGCGGGTCGTCTCGGAGCGTGTAGCGGGAGCCGATACGCGGCAGTAGATCGGTCGCAGGGATGCCCCATTGCTTGAGATTGTAGGAGGCGATGAACAGATCATAGACTGGACGTGGGAGGTACTGTAGCCAGTACTCCTGTAGGGAGAGAGGTTCCCGATCTGAGGTCAGGAGATAGGCCAGTGGCGGCTCATGGCCAGGAGCCAGGGCCTCTACTGTGTACCGGTGCAGAGGCCAGGGATAGGTATTATCACCGAGGCGGGTCCGGATATAGTAGTCTACTTGCTGGAAGGTTGTGAAGCGGTGGCAGAACTGCCATACCTCTGGGTAGGAGGTCCGGAAGTAGTGCGGTCCTCCCAGGTGATAGGGTATGCCGGTAGTGGCGTCGACGTCGTCGGCACAGTGACCGCCCACGTATGGGAGCCGGTCAAGGACAAGACAGGGTATGTTGTGGTCAGTGAGCACTCGGGCCACTGTTGCGCCGGTCAGCCCAGCGCCGACAATCAGGATCATGACTAGGTCCCTGGTATGTTGATACGGACGAACGTGTTTAGGATGTTATTGCCTTTGGCTCCCTTACCACCCGCTGAGCCACCGGGACGGATGACCTTCGGGCCGTATCTGGCTATGAGTCGGTCTATCGCGTCCAGTTCTCGCTTCATGGTGCGCATGGAGACTTGGCCTCCAGTGCCTTGCGCGTGCCGGTGATGGTAGTGGTACTTGTTGGCCCGTAGAGTGAACCGGTGACGGATGATCATACGGAGCCAAAAGTCATAGTCCTCCTTGAGGTCCAGGTACTCGTCAAAGCGGAGATCGTGATCGAGATGTCCGTGGAACGGGCCAAGGATGGGAGACAGGAGAGAGAACGGGCGGTAGGTGTAGTGGCCTAAAGGGTCCTGGTTCTGTTGAACGCCCCACATCTTGACGCCTAGTTGGTCGGCAAGGCAAAAGTGATGCTCGACAAATGCGCGCATGTGAGTGGGGTCCATTGGGATGTGCTCTCCGGACTCATAGTAGCACATGCGGGTTATGTCGTCATCCAGGATCAAGATCCAGGGACAGCCGGTCTCAGTGGGAGCGCGGTCCAGGATCGCGTTCTGCTTGCGGCACAGGTTTCCGTCGAGGTCGTCAGGGATCGAGATGATACGACCGGGATAGTTGGCCTCATAGTCTGCGGCCTGGGACTCGGGCACCCAGATGTAGGCAAAGGGAAACGCCTTGATCGTGGTCACGGAGTCGGGCCGCTTGTAGGATTTTATGGCTACGTGGATCTGAGAGTCTATCATGGGTCACTGTCCCGGGATGACGGTAGAGTTGATCGCGCCGTACCTGCCGGCGCGTTTGGGATCACGGAATATGGCAGGGCCGAATTGAGAGACCATACGCAGATGATCGGCACGCGCCAGGGCGAGAGTCTTGTCTATACCGCCCTCTACGTTGGCATCGCCTTTCTCGATTATGGCCTGATGATGGGCGAGAACGACCTTGTTGAACCGGAGCGTACGCCGGTAGGTGTAGATCTGGAGGAGCCACATGGCAATGTCGTCCATTGTACGGATCTCCTCGTCAAAGCGGAGAGAGTGGGAGAGATGACCGTACAGTGGGCCGTAGATGGGCTTGAGCAGGGAGAACGGCGTATAGGTCTGGTAGTAGAGTGGATCGTCATGGGTTCGCACACCCCAGAGATGGACGCCTAGCTCCTCAGCCAGTTGGAAGCAGTGGCAGATCCAGAGCCGGAGGTCTGAGGGGGACAGGTCGTACTTTTCGCCGCCCTCATAGAGAGAGACGCGGGTAACGTCATCGTCCAGCATCAGGATCCAGGGAGAGGGGCAAAGATCGAGAACGGCGTTACGCTTGCGTGCGCAGGAGCCGTCCAGTTCGTCAGGGATGGACCGGACAGAGGAGCCATAGGAGGAGCGGTAGTCGGCCTCCTGAGACTCGCAGACCCAGATCGTGGCAAAAGGGAAAACGTCAAGAGTCTTGACGGACTTGGGCCGCCCGTATGAGATTATGGCGACGTGGATCTTGCCCGAGTCAATCAGATCCATTCTTGGCAGCCTCCTTGGCAGCATCGATCACCGCGAACAGTCTGGAGGCAGGGAGGACGCGCCCGGTCCCCTTCTGCTTGATCGTCTTGCCTTTGACCGGGGCTGTGTAGACCTTTTCCAGGGAGAACAGTTCCTCGGCAACGTTCCAGTCTAGCTGGTTGTCAAAGTAGATCACGAGGTAGTCATGACGCTCCAGGAGCTCGGGAGAGATCTCCAGTTCAGGCGCGCCGGGATCGTCCTCATCGGGCTCTGGGTCTGGGTTCAGTTCTGCCAGGAGCGCATCGGCCTCCTCTGGGGAGAGTGAGACCGGCAGGACGTCGTCGTCTACAGCCTGTTGGATCAGCTTGGCGTATCCATCCGCGTCCCAGACCTGGGCCTGTTGTTCTGGAGTGAGACCGGTCATGGTCAAGTTGTTGGCGTCGATGGCATAAGCACGGGCCAGGGCGCGGGAGGCGGCATCTGTGCCGATGACCAGGGGCATCGCCCATGGGCCGTTGTCTGGTTCTCGGGCGAGGCCGCGAGGGAGGTCTACGCCGCGCTTCTCTAGCTCGTCCAGGGCCTCGATCCGCCCGTTGCCCGACTTGATCGCACCGGAGAGGCCGACCGTTACAGGCGTGAGGTTCTTGTCAAACTTGGGGAGATCTTGGAATCCGTGATCCCTGATCGACCGTTCGACCTTGGGGAGGTCGTGCCGCTTGGGATTGTCCACCCAGAGGTAACGCATCGCGTCTCTTACCCTGATCCATATCAGAGTCGGGGCATCGTTCATCTCTAGCGTGCTCTGGTCAAGGGTTGGCAGATCGGACAAGATGACCTCCTGGTCAAGCTTGGCCCGAGGGCTGGGTAGGACCCTCGGGCCGATACAAGGGAGAGTAGGAACAATGGATCTGGGATCGTCTACATTGTACCATGAGCCGTGATCGTTGTCAAGGGGAATTATGGGAATTGTAGGAATTGTCCGAGAAAACGCTTGACAACGGAGTGGGATTATGGTACTATGTTGGTGACAGTGAGTTGATTCTAGAGTTGATCTGAGGAGGATCAAAATGGTATTCTATCATGTGAACGGTGATGATCTTTATGTCGTTTTTTCTGAGGGGGATTATGGATCGGTCAAGGCCACCCTCCTGATGGGTTGTGATCTGGTCAGTGAGACCGAGTACTGTTCTTTTGAGGCCGCACGCAAGAATTTCCCGCCAGAGCACTGGGTAGAGAAGTAGAGAGAGGGATCGAGATGGATCTGACGACCGTGTTGTTCGTGTATGATGGGGTCACCTACAAGGGTATGGTGACCGTCGGGGAGATGCTAATCGAGGTTGGCAAGGGGTTCTCGGGCAAGGCATTCCCGTACCGGGGCAAGCGGATTCACTTCATGCCCTTGTTTGACCGGGGAGAGGTCTCCGAGATGGAATACGAGGTCTCCGGGCCGAATCGGACGTGCACGGTCACTGAGGCTGGGGCCGTCGAGATGCTGACCAAGATCCGCAAGGACTGGATCTTTGAGGCCAGCGTACAGAATAGGGAGGTAGAATAGAATGGACAAGAGGACTATCAGGAACGTACTGCGCCCGACCACAGATGCACTGACCGTTGTACTGGCTTGTGCAATGGTTGACCCAGAGAACTGGGCCGACCGCGCAGAGCACATGCTGAACGGCACCCTCAAATCACTGCACGGTGAGTGGGTGCTTTTTGCAGAACGCAAACTCAGATCACTACTGGACCAATAGGAGGTCATCATGGGAACGTACCGCAAGTGGGTAGCTCTGCACGGAAACAAGGATCGTTACAGTCGTATCATCAGCGTCGGCGCTGAGAACGTCGAGGCGGGCGTGGAGGAGATCAAGAGACAGCTCAACCGGCCTGGACGGTATGGGGCGTTTAGGGTCTGGCAGGAGAGTGGTTTCATGGTCCTGGACGAGAATGGGATCATCTCGACGGAGAAGGAGCGGATAGGGGACGGTGAGCCGATGCGCTACCGGTACTATCTGGTCAACCGCCCTCCCTCGATAGGCTGTCAGCCAAAGGGGGACGTTGCTCGGGAGGTCTGGAGTCCGAGACGCAAGATGTCTGCACAGGGACGGTTGGTACATGGTTGGGTAGAGTATGACCAGCCGCTGAGCGCATACAACATCTGGAGCTATGAGCTCTTTCCCGCAAGCATTCAGGAACAGGCCCAAATGGTGTTTGTGGAGGGAGGCGAGTACAATTCCTCCCGGCACGAATACTGGTGCAGCCAGAACCTGAAGGATCTCAAGAGACTGTACAAAGAGATGGACGACCAGAAGGCTTGGGCCGCGCTGGTCTTGCTGGGAGAGATCGACCAGCCTTTCTAGAGAGGAGAAAACGATGCCGAGGATCGACAATCAGAGTTTAGACGTAGCGCAGTATTATGGATTCGATCACATCCCCATCGATCAGTATGCACGGCCTACAGTGGACCTGTGCCGGGCATGTGCCGCCGAATGGGAGATCGAGGACAGGGACGACGAGATCGACCACCCAGATTATGAGGAGCAGCACCCCCGGTATAGGTGTCTGGACTGTGGGGAGGAGTTGACCGAGGAGGACAACTGAGAGGAAAAAAACCAAAGAGAGGTCGGCCTGTTGGTCGGCCTCTTTTTCGATCCAGTCTGGACCAAACGCTTGACATCCACGCAAGTTTTGTGGTACTATGTCTCTGACAGTGAGTTGATTATGAGAGTCATAGAGGAGGTTCCAAATGAAGTTTATGGATCGTTTTGTCAAAGAGTTGTTAGAGGTCGGGATCGAGTTGTCGGCAGAGGATCGTCGTCGTTACTGGAGAGGGATCTATACGACCAGAGAACTCGCTGAGGTTCTGGGAGTTGATCAGGAGATCGTAGACGCGGCATGTGACCGCGCTGACCCCATCCGTGTGGAGGATCTGTAAAATGTCTGAACGTCGAAACGTTGTTGTGGATGGTCAAGAGTTCACCGTGGTTCGGTACTGGGTGATCGGGTCTGGGCTGGTCGTTTTTACCGCTCTGGAGGAGGAGTCAGGGAAGTTTCCAGAGTCCAGCCACTCGTCGGTCTATTCGTTCGGCGGCGGGGAGAGTTTGGGCAAAGTGTATTCTCGACGTCTGCCCGAGCGGTTGGCAAATCTGCCCTCGTACACGGTGGATCGATATGATCGAGTTGTAGCGTGGTCTGAGGGGCTGAAAAAGTTCTGCCACAAGGTCATCCTGGAGGCTTATCCGGAGTTGGTAGAGTCTGGGAATGTTCGTATCTCGGGCGAGGACTACGAGTTGATTTTTGAGAATGGCGCAGAGGCCAAGGCCTACTGCGGTCTATCATAGAGAGGGGATCGAGATGAACTGCAAGCATTGTCGTTGGGATGGTAACATCATCGCGTGTCGGAACGTGGTAGAGGCAGGGAACTGCCCGATGGAGCCGAGCCAGTACGTGTACGAGCAGGATCGCCGCGAGGAGGATCGTCAAGAGTGGGCTGACATATTGACCGATATCCAAGCACAGTTGGGTACCATAGTCAACCAGTTGGAGATGTTTGCTCGTGAGGAGGATCGCAGGGATCTGGAGGTCTACATGATCGCTCAGATCAAGACCATCATGGGCGGGATGGGGTATCGCACGCATAACACGACCGTTCAGGACTTGATCGATAGTATGTCCACCTCAGAGTTGGGAGAGTTCTGCGAGATGTGCGGTTGTGAGTTGCAGTCTGGAGAGGAGAGGGACGTAGGGATCTGTGGTCACTGTCAGGAGGTCATGGAGGAGGAGATCGCTCAGGACGAGGCTCTGGCGTGCGCGTAGGTCTGGAGAAAACGGGGAGATCTTGGAGATCTCCCCGTTTTTGTTGCAATTGACTCTTGACAGTGGGTGCATTCTATGGTACTATGTCTCTGACAGTGAGTTGATTAAATTCTGAGAGGGAGTCCAAAAATGTCTCAAGTTATGGATGTCAAAAGGATGTACATGGTTGCTGGTGGGTATATGGAGGATACGCCCGAGGTTGCGTGGGAAAAAGGTTTCTGCGCCCGCGAGTCTGGGGAGTCCCTTGAGCCGAACCTGTATGAGGAGTCAGATCAAGATCGTCACGCTGCGTTTGAGCGGGGCTGGCGTTTCGCAGATGGTCAGGAGGGGTAGAGATGTTCAAGATCAAAGAGGGTAGCAAGGTGCTCGTCAAGCATGGGTCCGAGATCCGTGTCCTGGAGGGTACGGTAGAATGGGCCAACAAGGACAAGGATCGCGGTGGATGGTCCTACATGTGTTCTTTTGGTGGGGACATGGGGAACGTGCACGAGAGTGAGATCCAGTGCGTCGAGGTCGGAGAGTTGTACACGGTGACCTGGTTGATCGATGGGATGCCGGGAGCAATGTCAACGTTCGAGCGGGACAAGGCCCTCCGCAAGCAGAATTGGGTTGACCGCAAGGGCGGGCAGTGTTGGACGACGACACGCGTCCTGGATCAGTGGGTCGCCTATGAGTAGTGCAGAGGAGGTCAGGGCATCGGCTGAAATACTGGTCAATGCCCACGACCGTTGTCAGAGAGGGGAGATCGGGACAGAGGTCGTGCATTGGTTGGCAGAGGAGCATCGCAAGGTGCTCAAGGCCTACGCGCCCGAATGGAAGCGGAAAACGGGGAAACGGCTGTTTATCCCCGCAGATAACAGGAGGCTGATCACGGTTGTTGTGAGAGGTCGCAGAGGTTACTAGAGAGGGGTCTAGGATGGAAAACGTACAAGAGTTGGTTAGAGATCTTGCAAAGATTGAACACAGGGTACAGGTCGGTCAAGAGTTGATCGAGGGGATGCCAAAGGAATTGCCGGGAGTCGCCAAGATCCTGTACACCGGCGCAATGCTGTTTGATGTTCAGGGATGGAACGACTTTTGGGTCTGGCGTAGGCTGATGGGTAACCGGCTGTTGCCCGGGAACGTGGGCCATGATGTGAGCTTCGAGACTGGAGTGATCACACGCAAGCCGGCGCACAACTATTTTGGCGAGTTGACAATGAGCTTCTTTTACTCTGATCAGGAATGGCCCGAGGAGGTCTGGAAGAAACGGTATCTCAGTTACTCGGGCGAGGACTCTTGGGAGGAGGAGCACGGCGTCAAGTGGATCAAGGTGGCGGTATGCGTCTGCGGGACCAATTGCACAAAGGTCCAGGTCGGGACGGAGCCGAAATACGAATGGAGATGTGAGGGAGCATGATGAAAAGAAAAAAGATCAAGGTCTGGAGGAGAAAACGGGCATCGCCAAAGAGAGGCTTTGGCAAGTGGCGTCTGTACGTGATCAGTGTAGAAGCAGGTAGGCCGTGGTATGGGTACAGCCTCGTGGTCTTGGCGAGGAGTCGGAGAGAGGCTGAGCGCCTGGTGTACACCACCCTGGATGGCAGGATCGTATGGGAGGACATTCGGGCGGCGCAAGACAGCCTCATGATCCTGGACATCAAGCCGCAGGCAATTGTCTCCCGGTGGGGCGACTGGTAGAGAGGGAGAGTCATGAAGATCTACAACGTGGAGGTCTTGGATTCCTGCCCCATATGTAAGGGACAGGAGGTCCAGGTCAGGTACGTAGGCGTGGAGGTTGATCAGGATGGGACACCGCTCCGGTCGGTCTGGAGATGTGAGGACTGTGCCGGGGAGATCTCGGGCAACTTGTTTGACTGTGAACCGATGATCCTACACAAGGCCACTATGCCCGGGGCCATTCATGATGTTCGCAGGATCATGATGGCGTCGATCATAAAGGGGGTCCGTCTGGAGATCACGCATCCAGAGTGCTACTATGATCTTGTCGTCTCAGTAGGTGACCGGCCTGTGTATCTCGCCAAGGTAAGATCTCGCAAGTATCACAGTCACTGGGACTATGAGATGACAGGTCCGCAGAGGACGAGAGCGCGACACCATATGGTCCAGGTCGCCTGTTGTGGACCTGTGGGCGATTGGCATTATCTCAAAGTGTGCCGGTTGTCTCAGTTCAAGCAGATGATCCAAGAGATGTCTACATACGGGAGCTTTGGGCTTACCCACTTATCCGAGTTGGCTCTGGGCCGCGGTTGGCCCGAGTCTATTGTCAGAGAGGAGTTGCTGTAATGGTAGTAAAACTATGGAGATGCCAGGACTGTGGCAAAGAGTTTGATACGTTCATGGGAGCGCTTGACTGTGAGGTCGGGATCGATCCGATGAACTTGTCTGACGGTGACCTAGAGTCGGACAAGTGGTACACTCAGCAAGAGATCGCCGCAGAGTTGGGCAAGAGTCTGGAGGCTGTACGTCGCTGGTTCTATGGGAGGGCAAGCAAGATCTTTCCTCACCAGTTGGATCTGGCGTACCGAGAGGACAGCGACTGGGCCAAAGAGCATGGGGTCTTGGAGGGAGTTCACGGTAACGTCCGGTGGATCGTGCCAGAGAGAGATGTCCAGGCGGCAAAGGCCGCTTACGCCTCTCTCGGGCCGAGCGCCAAGGACTGGGAGTACAAAGGCCCAATCTACCACTATGACGGTGGAGGCTTTTTGTTCTACACGGAGGAGGTAGAGAATGTCTGAGGTTGATCCTCGTCTTTTGGAGAGGTTGCAGAAGCTGTTGTCTCTGGCAGATCCGGAGGCGAATGACAGTCAGGCACAGATCGAGGCCGCGCTGAGCAAGATCGATGAACTGCTGGGGCGGTATGGACTGACGATGGCGCAGGTCAAGTCATACGAGGCCGATGATGTGATCGGTAAGGGGCTGACGTACATCAAGTACAAGGAGGACGATGGTACGTTGATCTCGGGCAAGTTCAATGAGTGGCTGATCATCCTGGTCCATGGCATCGCATATGGCAACCATTGCAGGTGTCTCTTTACTCCGTCTGGGGGAGCTTTTTATGGACGGAAACAGGACGTGGAGGTCTGCAAGTTCTTGTTTGACAGTCTGACGTACAGGTTGATCTTGTTGTCAAGAGAGGAGAGAGATCGGTACTGTCAGGAGTACAAGGAGGATCACGGCAGGACGGCATGGAAAGCGTGGGGATCGTCGCATCCTCGGCCCTGGCGTCGGGCGTGGTTGGAGGGGGCTGCGCAGGGGATCGCCAAGCAGTTCAGGGAGATGCGGATCGCCCGAGAGCCACCGGAGGACGAGAGCACAAAGGCCGTGGTTGTCGCTCATGACAAGGCGATACAGACCTGGATGGACGAAAACCTTGGCCCGATCAAGAATATCACTAGTAGTCAATTTGCAGAGGCTCAAGGGTATAGGGCCAGGGCTCGAGGTCGGGAGGTTGGGGAGAGTCTGCAAATACGGTCTGGGATCAATGGAGACGCGGGAGCAATCGCCGCGCTAGATGCAGGAGCATAGGAGGTCAATCATGGGAGACAATGGATCTGGGTTCAACTGGGTAGAGCATCGAGACGAGGCAGAGAGGGCAACGTACGATCCGGATGATGACAAGATCAGGATCTATACAGACTTTGTGCCGAGGCCGATGTTTGACGCATTCAGGGCGGCGGGCTTTTCTCGGGCGCCCAAGCAGGGATGTTTTTTCCAGGTATGGACGCCGCACAGGGAGGACATCGCTCTCGCTCTGTGTGATACCATCGAGGACGAGGATAGTACACTGCAGGAGAGGGCAGAGGAGAGATACGGACGGTTCGCCGGGTACAAGGCCAATGCCGGCAGGAGAGCGACTGAGGCAATGGATGCAAGCCGCAAGGCCGTGGAGGGGATTCCGTTCGGACAGCCGATCCTGGTCGGTCATCACTCGGAGAAACGGCACCGGAGGGACATCGCCAGGGCGCAGAGAGCAGCAGATCGGGCCGTAGAGGAGTTTGACCGGCAGGACTACTGGTCATGGAGAGCGGCGGGAGTTCTGAGGAACGCCGGGCGCAAGTTCAACCTGGGGACGGTGTATAGGAGGATCAAGAAACTCAAAGCACGGGTGCGAAAGTCCAAGAAAGATGCTCGGACTTCTCCCGCAGACCGGAACAAGTATTGTCAGTCCTGGATCTGGGCAGAGAGGAGAGAGGAGAACGAGCTTTTCTGGGAGAAACACGGGCGGGGGATGCGGTATCACGACCTGGACCCAGAGGATCGGAGATCGTTCCGAGAGACGTATATCCCTGGGGCCATTCACCGCAAGCGGTTCTACCAGAGATGGATCAGGCATGACGAAGGTCTGATCGGGTACTGGCAAAAGATCTATGACGAAGTACGGCCCGATGGTCTGGAGGGGGGAGCGGAGAACCAGAGAGAGATCAAGAAAGGGTACTGGGTTCAGAGTAAGAGGTACGGCGGTTGGGCCCAGGTGGTCAGAGTCAACAAGAACCGGGAGGGCATGATCAACTCCGTGTCCATCGACACCAAGACCTATACTCGGAGGTTCGCGATCCGGATCTGGGATTATGAGAACATCAAAGAGATCAAGACGCCTGAGGAGTACGCTGCAATGTCTGAGGGGGAGCAGTTGGGCGAGGATCATACCGGTTTCCGTGGGGTCAAGGAAAAGGATCCGGAGAAAGAGGAGGCAAGAGAGATCGCCAAAAAGGTCTCTGAGGTAGAGCTTGAGGTCAGGTACGACAATGACTTTCATCCGACGCCTTTCCCTGTAGTGAGTAAAATGATCGACTGGTTGGATATTCCTTCCTTGTTGTCCATCTTTGGGCCGAATGGGCCTTTTCTGGAGCCGAGTAGTGGGGATGGGAGGATCATACAGGAGATCAAGATCAAGTTTCCTGACGTGACCGTGGGCTTTTTTGAGACAGACCAGAGATGTCAGGTACGGAGCGTCAATGCAGGAGGGATCTTTCTGGCAGAGGATTTTATGCAGATGCTCGAGTACGAGATCTACGCCGGGGTCATCATGAACCCACCGTACAGCAATGGTCAATGGAGAAAGCACGTCCAGAAGGCCCACCGGATGCTCAAGCAGGGAGGTCGGCTGGTCGCATTGGTGCCGATAGGTGGGATCTATGGGGAGTTTGCAGACTGGTTGACTGGGGTAGGAGGATACCGGGGCGAGGATCTGGGGAGCGTGTTCCCAGGGACCAAGCTAGAGACGACTATCGTCGTGGTAGAGAAAGAGTAGGGAGATCATGAAGTTTACCAAAGAAGGCAACGAATGGTTCTCGGAGTGTAGGGACTTCAAGATCGAGACGACCCTGCACGGCAGGATCTTGTTTCATCGTCATTACATGAGCAAAAAAAAGAACGACGCGTTGATCAAGAGAGCGGATCGCATTCGGTCAGCGGTAGATCTCCAGGGTCCTCTGCCCGACGAGTTTAGTGTAGAGGGGGTATAGGATGGACGAAGGGTATAGGAGTGAGGATCTGATCGAGTCTGGAGATCTAGAAGAGTCTATCATGGAGATGAAAAAGATCCTTGAACAGAGACAGGTCGCCCGGGTGACAATGGTCGGAGTGGTTGGCGAGTTGTGCGGTAACAAGGCCGTTCTGGACCCTCAGATCTGGGGAGATGTCAGCAGGATCTATAGGGATCAGGAGGAGATCAACGCCGCCATCAAGAGATGGCTCAAACGCCTTGGGGCTTGACTAAGATCTCTGGGGTATGGTAGAATAGAGACACTACTATAGCAGTGAGTTCAAACAAAAAGCCACCGCGCAGGGGCTCTCCCGAGCAGTGGTTTTTTGTTGCCACCTGTATGGGGCAGGGGAGGTCAAGGGCTTGGGGGATAGATGATCGCCTCGTCTGCTTCACAGGAGGGACAGACGTCAAGTTCTCGGACGGTTGACTGCCAGACGTGGTCACAGTTGACACACCGGAAGGCGCAGACAGGGCCCTCCCGGTTCTGGAGGTAGGAGGAGGCAAACCCGAAGGATGCTCCACCTGCACAGGCGGTCAGGAGTAGGACCAGAAGGATCTGGGCCGTGAGTCGCCAGGAGTCGCGCCGGCGCGTTTGGGCCGTGGCGAGTTCTACGTTGGTCTCCGTGAGGAGTCGGCGCACGTAGGCGTCCGTGTGGGCGACCGTACGGTTGACATCGGCCTCCCCTTCCTCCTCGATCGCGTCGACCTGGGCCTGGGCCTGGAGTGCTTGAGCCTTGGCCTCGTCAGTCTGGGAGGCTTGGATCGTTGCCCATAGCTCGAGTTCTGAGGGCTTGGAGGTCTGAGGACGTGAGGTGATCATGATCGCCGTAGAGACAACGATCAAACCCAATCCCGCAATCGCTCCCAGTAGTGCCGCTAGTTTCTGCATTGGAGGTCTCTCCTTTTCTGTGAACATGATCATGATGATCAAGATCTCCCCTATAGAGCTGGATCTTGTATATATGGGGGATCATCATGATCATGATCATGATCATGAGCGGGCCGCCTCTCGGCGGCCAGTGCTAAGAGTTTTCTGACTTTGGAACAGACCCAGCGCCATTGGTACTTGTGCTTCTCACAGCACTGGGCGCGCCCGTTGGTCAGGACGGTGTCACAGCCAGGGTAACGGCACACTCTCTTGACGTTTCGCTCCTCATAGGCTGGATCCTCTCCGTATTTTGTCGTGCCGTGGAGGTTGGCGAGATCGAGTTCTGGATCAGTGTAGCCGTCCGACATATGGGACTTTCTATGTGATAGATTCTACTACTCCCCCACCCCGTCTATCTCTCCAAAAGCGTCTGGGGCGGGGGAGGGGGCAGATGCAACGCTTTTAGTAGGGCCAGTCCGCGAACGCGTGGACGGAGAACGGGCCGAACTCGAGATAGCCCACCCTGGAGGATAGATCGGCCTCTGGCGTGAGGTCTATCCCCCCCAGAAGGAACAGAGAGCCAGCCGTAGGATCGTACCCCCAGGATCTCTCCAGGAGAGCCAGATCGATAGCCTCGTACGCCCACTGACTGGGAGCAAGAATCGTCTCTGCTCCGTAGAAACCTTGATCGACTATGGCTTGTATGTCGTCCGGAAACCAGGGAGAGTCTTGGCGGTTCAGGATGACGTGGACGACCCAGGTCCCGGCGCGTGTTTTGAGATCGGACAGCACACCGACTTCTCCTTGGATGGCTTTAGCCATGTGGTAACGGGCGATCTCAGTCTGGGAGGGGGCTTCCAGTGTCTGGGCAAAGACGTCCTTTGCACATTGGGATAGGACTAGGATCAAGGTGATCGCCAGCCAGACCAGGATCGCCGCCAACGTTTGCCGTGCTCGTTGTCTCTGTCTCATTCATTCTCCTCATTCTCTGGAGGAGCAACGTCGACGCTCCCCTGTAATAGGCCCTTGAACCATTCCTTGCCGCTGGCGTATAGGTAGGTGTGAGCGTTGACCGCCAGGGAGGTCTTGTATGCCATCCGGTTTACGATCATCTGGTTGGCAAGGATCTCCCATTCGCTTCTCTTGATCTTGTAGACCTTTTCTGCCGTGTTCCCGGTGAACTGTGCTGGCAGGACGGTGCGGGTCAGGGCTCGGGCATACCTGTACCACTTTTCTGGCTCGTGGGTTCTGAGAGTCGCCATCCTCTGCCCGCCCGGGACGACAACGGTCCCCTTGAAGGTGTGGACGACTTCACCATCTGCCAAGTGGTCCTCTATAGTTGGGAAGTCCCGGGCGTTAGTGATCCCTGCCAGATGGGGATCGACTTGCCCATAGGGCAACGGATACGATGGGTTCTCTATGGCAACCTTGTAGTAGTCTCGCGATGCCTTCCTAAAGGCGTGCCCCCAGATGACCAGGAGGATCGACGCCAGGATCTCGATTGCCCACTGGAATGCCCACCACACCCAGGGCCATCCCCTCCATAGAGAGAGGAGGAGAGCCGCTACCCCCAGGAGGCAGAAGTAAGAGATCGTGCGCCCTCCCGCATATCGCACGGCAAGCCGCCAGACTGTCTTGACCTGATCGAACTTGTCCCGCTGGATCGAGACGTCGCCGGTAGACCCGTATCCAGGCTGTCTAGGTTGGGTCATCTTTCCTCCGTAGTCGTCCCCTCTGGAGTTCTGCCTTGTACCACTTTTTGATCCTGGCGCGCCGCTCTCCCCGAGAGAGACCTTGCAGTAACGGATGTTTCTGGGGGATGCTGCGCCAGTATTGCTTGAAGGACATAACCCGCGCTGATCTTTTAGTGGTCATGTAGTGGCAACTCCAGTTGTTTGTTTTGGTTCGCTATGTCTCGGGCAGGATCGTATAGTGTGACGGTGATCTGGATCGTCCCGTTGGGGAGTCTGCCCGTTGTTTCATGTCTGGACGTGTAGCACTTGGCTTCGAGGTCTCCGAGACGCAGTTTCCTCAAGACGCCCTCGAGTTGTTGTATGGTCAGGCTTTGCAGTTCATCCACGGATCAATCCTTTCAGTCCGCTGGCGATGTCAGGAGGGAGGGGTGCGGCCTCTGAGCCTGCGCCGGTCACGTCTGGAGGAGAGACCTGCACTCCCTGTTCTCTGAGATCTTGGATCTCCTTGAGGATACGGGCCAGCATTTTCTCTTGTCGGCTCTCGCCCTGTAGGAGGTAGCGGATCGCTCGTCGGATCGACTGTGAAACGCTCCCCTCTTGAGCCTCTAGCCAATCAAGGATGTCCCGATCAGTCTCCGTGTTCAGGTATAGCGTCTTGGTTGTGTTCATTCCTTCTAACATCCTCCTCGATCGCATTGATCAAGTCAAGGACGTGATCACGCAACACCTCGAGTTCATCGCGCACAATGAGCAGATCCTTGTCCATCTGGCTATGCACGGAACTGGAGGCCTTGATAGCATCTGACAATCTGCTCATTAGATCTCTCCTTGTTTCTGGAGGTAGAGTCCGTAGCGCAGATAGCCTTGCACATTGGCAAAAACCGGATCGCGTGGCATGAAGACCTGCCGGTGTTGGTCAAAGTGATTGACGACAAACTCACCAATGAGATGCGCCCCACCACCGGTGATCAGGATCTTGTCCAGTGCCGCCCCACCGTCCCAGTGCTGTGTCGCCGCGCTGATGATCTCTCGGGACATTGGTTCCGAGACCTCCAGGATTGTCTGGGAGATGTCATACGCTTCGCCGTGATAGGGGACTTGCCCGAGCTGGATGTCCTTGACCAGATCGTGGTCTCGCCGCTCCAGTTGGGGGAACAAGTCAGAGACACGGGCCGAGATTGCGCGCACGATGTCCCAACAGCCGGTGGGGATCGAGGTCGTGCCGTAGGACACCTCTTGTCCCCTGGAGGTCGTCAAGACGTTCGTTGTGTGAGATCCAATGTCAAGTATGCCAACGGTCCCGGTCAGCCACGCGGGATCGACTGGATCTCCGTTGCCATCAAAGGCCATCGAGCAGAGAGATCCAAAGGGCTGTGGGATCACGTATGCCTTGACCTCGTAGGTGTGGGTACGGGTCACCTCTGGGTACTCTCTGGTCACTCGATGCGTGCCCGAGAGGAGGTCTTGCACCTCTGTTTTGTCGTCAAAGTAGGCCAACGGGAGGCCAGAGATCAACGTGATGCTCTCTGAGGAAGCGCGAGAGATCTCCGTCAGGGAGGCATAGAAAAGAGACTTGTACTGGTCAGAGTAGATCCAGCGTCGATCCTCTTGTCGGTCAATGAAACGGGATTGCGTGATCGCCGCCTCTCCGACGACTGTTCTCCCTACCCCGTTAGAGATGACGATCGCGTTGTTGGTGCCGAGGCCAAAGCGCGGGAGGTCTGGAGAGCCGGTCACGCTTGGAAAAGTGAGCTGCCCATCGCCTTCCGAGTTGATCTTTACTGCTCCGTATCCGATGTCAAGTCCTGCAAGCATGGTGCTTCCCCTTCGTTAGTTATGCCGAGTAGATCGCGAGTCCGAGATGTATTAGGGAGGACATAACCAATGACCTGCCCTTGCCGGTGATAGATGACCTCCAGGTGCTCCGTGTCCCTCAATGATAGTATTTTGGCGACTGTGAGGTCTCCGACGTGGATCTGATCCATAGGTACGTCCTCCTGTTTGTGTAGGTCCATTGTACCATACTCGGGCAATTCTTGTCAAGGGGAGAATTACAGGAATTAGGACAGTTGCCTCTTGACAAATGTTTGGGATCATGGTACGATATGCCTGACAATGAGTTGATCATGATAGAGGAGGATCGAAATGAACATGCGCACAGTCAACAGAATCAAGCAGGATCTGAGGTCGGCCCTGGGCAATTTGGAGTGGTTGCGGGAGGGGGCAGAGAGGGAGGATCGTCCTGGTGCGTGGTCGAACAGCGTGACCACGTCCGAGATGCACATCCGCGAGACTCGTCAAGAGTTGATGCGGATCGCCGGGGCCAATGCACGTTGGTCCGCATTAGCCAGTCAGACGCCCCAGATCGAGATATTCACAAGTATCGCGGACAGCGCACTCGAGTTGGTTGACACAATCGACGCCGCTTTGGATGGTAAGGAATGGGAGATCGCGCATACACGTCTCTCATACCCCGCAGAGCTGATCGCCTGGATCATGAAGGAAAAGATCGCCAGGGACCCGCAGCACGCAGTGAACGTCCTGAATCTCTCGGGAGGTCGGGCCGAGAGCTGGTCCAATCGTCGTTTTGCGGTCTGGGCCAAGACGTACCGTTGGTATCGCCGCAAGGGTCACAAAAAGGCTGAGGCGGTTCAGTATGCCCGCAGCTACGCAAACAAGGTGATGCTCGGGCAGGACTAGTGGGTAGGAGGGGAGAGGGGATCGGCCTCTCTCCCCTGTTCAAGTATAGAGAGGGGATCATGTCTGAGAGAGGACGCAAGATCTTTTTGGGGATCATGGTAGTGCTTTCGCTTTTCCTGTTGGGTTGTAGTATACTCGGTGACTGGACCGACATGGATCGGTCCAGGTGGGGTTGGGGCGGCGAGTACGGCGACGCGCCGCGAACCATCGACGGTAACCCGACCATGACACCCATTAACCCTGAATTGCAATGAACTGTCTGCCCTCTCTGAGAGGGGTCCAGGTGAATTGAACGAGATGACCGCCCCTGGCTTATCCGTCCTCTAACGGAGACGCCACGGCCTCCTCTCTATCAACTCATTGTCAGCCTGGTCCTCTCTCAGAGAGGGCAGACGTTTTTCTGGAGGTCGTCATGTTCTGGATCAAGGTAGTTGTGAGCATCGTGATAGGTTGTACTGTAGGTGTGATCGGAGACATCTTTTTCCGAGTCTTGATCAAGGTCTCTCCTCGACTGGTACCGGAGAGGATCAGAGTAGAGTATGGATGTTTCTGCCATTATCAGGAGCCATACGGTTGGGTAGTGATGGGATCATGTCCCTTTCATGACTAGGGGGATCGATGTCGGGCAAGTGGATCTGTCTTTTTGTTGGTCTGGTTCTCGGGCTGTTTCTGGGAACAAATCTGGGGATCGTTTTGCTCTGCGTGATGCAGTGTGCATCGCGCAAGGTAGAGAGGAGAGAGTCATGCCAAAGTATGGAGGTCGGACAGGGCGTTTCTTGGAGGGACTAAAGAAACTCTGCAACCAGGAGGGGGTACATCTAGTCCTTTATGACGCCGTTGACGAGGGCTTTGTTCTGGAGGAGATGCCAGAAGGCCAGAGAGTCAGAGAGTTCTACAAGTCATACGTGCACGGAGAGGGAGTTGTGATAGGGGAACGGCTAGAGGACGTCGAGAGGGAAAAGAACCCCATCTGCTTGCACTATGACTGCGAGTTGTTCAAAGATGGACAAGGGGAGATCGTTTGCGCCCTTTGTCAGTATAGGGCACCCAACCGGTAGTGATCTGAGGGGGTCAAAAACGGTACAGGTAGCTCTTGACTGGCTCTTGTGGGTATGGTACGATCAGAAACACGACAATGAGGGAGAGAGGGTCCAGTGTCTTGTGTCTATTTGTTGCATTTTAGTCGGGCTGTGGGTAGGTCTCGGCATCCCGGGAACGGGTATGAGGCTCATGCTCGGCACTATGTTGGGTTCACGACTAATCTGGAAAAAAGGATCAAAGCGCACCAAGCAGGTTGGGGAGGTCACCTGTGCCGGGTCGCTGTGGAGCAGGGGATAGAGATCGAGGTCGCGCACGTCTGGGAGGGAGCAGGACGCGACTTTGAGCGGCACCTGAAAACATCATACAAGAACGCGCCAAAAGTCTGCCCGTTGTGCTCCGAGTCTGGAGAGCGCCGGGCAGTTTCATTATGGGAGAGGTACAGGAGGGATCATGGGTAGAGAACAAGAAGACAAAAAGATCATCAACTTTGTGCCAATTGACCCAGAGACACACACCCAGTTGGTAGAGTTGGCCAATCAGCAGGGGATCAAGCTCAATGACTTTCTGGGGCTGTTGGCAGACGAGTGGGCTTTTACCTGGAAACCCCCAGAGGACAAGAGGCGGGAGCGCGCCCTGTTCTGGAACTGGGTAGAGTTGACCAGAAGGAAACGGATGCAAGACATGGTGTACAGTATGGTCAGCATCTACCAGCAGTTGGGAGAGTCTGAGGAGATGGCAGACATCATAGAGGAGCAGTGCAAGGTCGCCGGGATCTCACCGTCTGATCTACAGATGATACACGCCGAGGTCTCAAGTGATCCGTTGTCGTCCATCATCGCTCAGAGTAGGGGAGGAACAAAGTTCTCTCAGTGCTTGGCGTGGTTGAGCTCCATTTTTCGTCAGGTAGGACCCGAGATCGCCGTTAGGGATCTCAGGCAGTTGGCAAAGGCCGAAGGCTTTGCTTGGGCGATGGTCAACAAGGCCAAAGGCCAGATCAGGGATGATCCAGAAACACAGGTTGATCTTGTGTCTGAAAAGAGAGGCCATTACTGGGTCTGGATCATGTTGGACAGGGAGTCACAGAAACCGATAGAGAGGGGTCAAGATGCACACGGAGAGCGAGTACAAAACAGCACGCAAGGGAACGACAAGCAGCATAGTGAGAGTGGCTGAGCATAAGCACCATATGGACGATGGGAGGATCTTGTACGAATACGAGGTCTCTGAGGGAACGAACCAAAAGAGGATTGACATCGTCTATCTGACGCCTGGACAGGCAGCAGATGTCATCACGATTCTGGGGCATTGGTTGACAGGGGGCTGGAAACTGTATCGTGTCCAGATCCCAGAGGTCACAGAATGGGCTTACCATTATGCTCCGTCGCCAGGGAGCGCCATCGAGTTGCATCTGGCTGACCACGACATGTGTGGGTATGACAAAGCCTTGTGTGAGGAGGTAGACGCACAGATCAATGTCTGGGGCTTTGGCTGTATTCTCGGAAAAGAGAACCGGGAGGGACATTCGGTCCAGGAGTATGCAGAGGAGTTGGACAAACATCATGTCTGGGAGGCTCCCGATGGATCCTAGAGAGTATGGGCTACCGGATGGACATGAGGAGTTCAGGGAGGGACAGGAGGAGTCGCTGATCTGGGCAATGGAGCAAGAGGGCGTGGGGATCTTGGAGGCTCCGACCGGGTCAGGAAAAACAGCCATCGCCGCAGGGACCGCAAGCAAGAAACGGGTTGTGGCGTTGTGTCGGACTCGAGTCCTCCAGGTCGCTAACTATGCCCAAGAATATGGGTTCGATCCGTTGTTTGGCAAGGACAACTATCCCTGTATCCACCCCGAGGCCGAGGTCGGGGCGACGTGTGGGCAGTGCCTCTACCCTCAAAAGATGTCAGAGTGTGACTATTATCACGAATGCACCTACATCGCCCAGAGGGATCTTGTTCGCGGGAGTAGAAAAGCCTCGCTCAACTATGCCTACTATCTGAGGTCTCAGTACTTCAAGGACAATCGGCCCGACGTGTTGTTTCTGGACGAGGGTCACCAGTTGTCTGAACTGATCCTGGGTTGGGCAGGATGCACGGTAGACGAGCACAAGAGGGTCAAGTGGTATCTACCCGACTTTCCCATCCTGGAGGCTCAGAGGTCGTCAAGCTTGACGGCACCGCGGTCGGCGTTTGGCTCGTTCTCAGTAGTGACTCTGCCAGAGCCAGAGGATCCGATAGGTAAGGTCAAGGACTGGCTCACGGAGAGCATCAAGATCTTGCGCCGGCAGGTCGTGACGTATCAACAGTTGGCTCCGTTCAGTGAGGCATCAAGAACCAAGGCCCAAGACGGAGGTCTTTTACAGTACAAATTACAGACGACTCTCACGACTATTTGTATGAACGAGGACGCATGGTACATCGAGTCTGGGCCGACCGCCTTGCAGAGGCTGGATAGGATGTCTGGAGAGTACAAGCCCGCGCCGGGGATCGTGATCAAGCCGTTGACCGCGAGATACCATTTTCCGCACTTCTTTTTGAGTGAGGAGAGCGCGACGGTGATCATGTCGGCTACCATTGGGAATGCCCAGACGTTCTCCGAGGAGTTGGGGATCAGAGTCTACCAGGATCGAGTTATGGAGAATCCTTACCCCCCTGCTCGTCGGCCTGTGTATGTCTTGGATGCACCGGGGATGGGGTACAAGTCTGGCTTGTCTCACTACAAGAAACAGGCCGAAGTGATCGCCCGGGCCATTCTGGACTGTCCTGCAGAGTGGTCTGGTATCATCCACGTCACCCGTAAGAGTGAGGCGCCCAAGTTGCGTGACCGGCTGAAAAAGATGGGTCTGCGAAAAAGGGTCTGGAGTCCACCGCTAGAGCAAAAACATTGCCGGTTGGATTGTAGCCTCTGCCCGTATCAGGAGGAGGGCGGTTGTAGCAAGCAGGGCCGATGGTTCGGGACGAATGAACAGGCCGCGCTCTGGACCGTGCGGAAAAAGATGGTACCGGGATCGATCATGGTCTGCTGGCAGTTCCGAGAAGGGTATGACGGATCAGGGATGATCGAGGGAGTCTACTATCCCGAGTTGGATGAAAAGATCTGCATCGTTGCCAAGACGCCGTTTCCGAATCTAGGGAATCCATACGAGAAGGCACGGCAACGGTTCTCGGGCAAGTTCTACCTCCAGAGAACGGCATGGGATCTGGAACAGGCCCTTGGTCGGACTCGGAGAGGGAGAGAGATTGACTATGATCTACCGGGGGATCGTCGTGGTCTGGTAGCGATCGCTGATGGGAATTATGTGCGAGTCCAAAAATATCTATCAAAGGGGTTGCGAGAGGCCATCACAGAGTACTAGGAGGAAACATGCCTCTGATTGAACCAACGTTGTTTGGTACAAGGAACAAAGTACAGATTGCCATAGAGAGATTGCGAACATTTTGCCCGCCAGAAGGGTATTACCTCGCGTTCTCAGGAGGTAAGGACTCAGTAACAATCAAGGCCTTGGCTGATATGGCAGAAATAAAGTATGACGCTCACTACAACGTTACCACAATAGACCCTCCCGAGGTCACAAGGTTCATCCGAGATCAACATCCCGATGTTGTCTGGGAGAGACCCAAAAGGTCCATGTTCCGTTTGATCATCATGAAACAGTGGCCTCCTCTGAGGCAATGGCGATATTGTTGTGAGAGATTAAAAGAGAGAGGAGGAAAAGGACGCAAAGTACTAACCGGTATCAGGCACCAGGAGAGCGGGCAGAGAAAAAACCGGCAGATGGTAGAGACGTGTTACAGTGATCCCACCAAGACATTCATCCACCCAATTATTGACTGGTCAGACAGAGATGTTTGGGAGTTCATCAAAACAGAGGATCTCCCCTACTGCTCATTGTATGATGAAGGATTCCATAGGGTCGGCTGTATCTTGTGTCCGTATGAAGGTAACGCACAGAATATCCAAAAGCAGATCGAACGGTGGCCTCAATTTGTAAAAGCGTACATTAGGACATTTGATCGGCTGATCAAGTACAGAGATAGTCTAGGAAAAGAGACCACCTTCAAAACTGGACAAGAGCTTTTTGACTGGTGGATCGATAGAGGACACCGTAAAAAAGATCCTCAGGAGGCGCGACTTTTTGAGTGAAAAACATCAACCGTTAAACCAGGAGGATCTAAAGAAGGTTGAACAGGCCCTCAAGCGTCTGAGGGGCATCACCAGAGGTCTCAGGTATGGAGGCTATGGGCAGGAGTATCAACTTGCCCAAGATGCCTTGGAGAGTTGGGAGAGGATCAAGCCGTTAGTGAAACAGCCGAGGCTGTTGTGAGAGGGGACCATGAATAAACTGAAAGTCTTATGGACGTGTCCCATTTGCAGGAGGGAGACAGAGAGCAGTGTCAGTATAGAGGAGGCCAATCAACAGATCGCCGCAGAATGCCCAGAATGTCGTCATGTGATGATCTACGGAGAGTGTACGCACATCTTGGGGGTTGTCAGGGAGAACATCACCCAGAGTTCCAAGTCCGAGGTCTGGCTGACTCCTCCGTCAGTCTGGGAGCCAGCACGCGCCCTGATGGGAGGGACCATAGACCTCGACCCTTGTGCAGAGAGCCTGGGGAGTTGTACAGGATACTCCAGTGAGACCCCTAGCGGAACAGAGTTTGACTGTGACATTGGAGACGGTCGGACATGTGAGGAGTGCCAGTACGGGCCATATGGGGAGGGGGATCGATGGAACGTCCCAGCGCGCATCCACTGGACCAAGGCCGATGACGCTCTGAGCCAGCCTACCTGGATGGTAGGAGATGAACCGATAGACCTGTTCATGAATCCACCGTACAACAAGAGCAGAATCCAGAACAAGTTTGTTGATCGGTTTCTGCACGAGTTGTCTCTGGGGAGGATAGGCAGAGCGGTGATCTTGTTGGCATCGAGGACGGACACAAAGTGGTACCAGAAGCTGTACAGGTATCCTCGGTGCCATGTGAGAGGTCGGCTAAAATTCCTCAAGCCTGGACCCAACGGGCCAGTGGAGAGAGGTCCTGCCACGTTCCCCAGTGTGATCTTTGGAGTGGGGATCGATCCGTCTCTATTCTGGGGAGCATACCACCATCTCGGCGGGATCTACATACCCTATGTCAGGGGACGGTACGCAGATGGGCAGTTGGTCTGGTCATCATGATCATGTACATGAAGATCTCTTGACGGGGCACGTGAGATCGTGGTACTATTTGTCAAGAGTTTATCAAGAGTTTATCAAGAGAGGATTGCAGAATGAAAGTAGAACTCAGCATTGCAGACGATCGAGAACTCAGGCAACATATCAAGGATGTCATCCGTGGGGAGGTCCTGTCTATTGCCAGGGGCGAGATCAAGGGGATCATCGCTCAGGCTGTGTCGGAAAAAGCCATCCCCAGTGAGCCGGTAGACGTTGAACGTGTGATCTCTGAGGAGATACGCAAGCACGTCCGAAAGGAACTTGGAACCTCTAGCTACCGGGATCCTTCTTGGATACGGAATGAGGCTCGCCGTCAAATTGGAGAGTACTTGAAGGAACTCACCGGGAAACATCAACTAGTGTAGATGTTTAACTGAGGAGGATCAAAGCGCAAGGCCGGTTCGCATCCGAGCCACCCCCCTGAGTGTGGTCAGGGAACTGTCAAAGTAAACCATCACAAATTCTATGGAGAGGGATCAAACAATGTCACAGCAAGACGTGTTGTCAGTAGCAGAACAAAGACTCAAAGCTCTGGGGGTCAAGGTTGACGGTAAGCAGGCCGAGGTTCCCGCAGGAGGAGAGTTCCAGTCGTCGGGCTTTGTCGGCCCGCTTATGGCAGGGATGTTTTTCAGCATCTCCTCCCAGGAGAACTACACGCAGTACAATCGCGGTATGGCTGCCGAGAATCAGGTACCGTCACCCGACTACTTTGAGCCGATGGGCAATTGGGGGTACCGGTATTACTATGTCGACAAGGATGCCGCGAACAAGGCATGTGAGCTGATCGGGAGCACGAACAACGAGGGCAAGAAGATCCTGCCCCAGATGCTCTGGCACACAGAGATGGAACGCGATCAGATCCTCAACTGGGCATCGAGTGAGAACCGGCTCAAGTGGGCCGAGATCTTGTCTCAGGATTGCGCGGTCAAGACAACGGCCTCCAAGAAGTACAGGCACGAATATCAGATGATCACCTTGCCCTCCGCAGTCCAGGCCGCTGCCCTGTATCTGGGAATGCTCGACGCGCCGGTCTGGAACATGGAGGAGTTGCTGGACCGGAACACGGTGTACGACGACGAGTTCTTTGCTCAGCACTTTGGAGATCCGACCGCCAAAAAGGATGACCTGGAGGCGTTCAACGAGTATGTCCAGAGCATCATTGTCGAGCAGGGCGTACCGGAGAGTCAGGCCATCCGCATAGCACGGGAGTCTGGGATCGTCAAGGTTCCTTATCAGTTCTCGATCTACTGGGAGCGCCGAGACGTCCTGTGGAATGCTCTAGGCGAAAAGAATCCGGAGTCATGTCTGCCCATCGTCCGCGATGCGAATGGAGAGATCAGCAAGAACCAGCCAAAGAAGGCGGTCTCCAGTCTGCACTTGGACTACTGCATCAAGTTTGCGACGTCCCGTTGGGAAAAGCCGGTATGGGCCAGGATCATGTACGTGAGCGACCCCCGGGTAGACGCGACTTTTGACAGCAATGGGGAGGAACGTCGGAGCAACCTCGTTGTCATCTCTGAGATCTTTACAGACCGGAATGCCGCCGCGGAGGTCGTCGGGGCAGAGTCTGAGGGAGATGCGTCGGACGTAGCGGAGGCTCGGGCCGCAGTACAGCCCGCAGAGGTCGTTGCTATCCCAACCGTCCCGGCGAACTGGGCCGCGGTCAACTTTTCGCCCGAGATGTTCCTTGAGCAGATCAAGAACAAGGGGGACATCCCCGCCGCAGAGATCGCCAGTGGTCTCCAGTGTTCTGTTGACGAGATCAACGCTTTTCTGGAGTGGGGCAAGAGCAAGTAGCCTCGCCGGTCAGTATGTCAGGAGGGGAGAGATCTATAGGTCTCTCCCTTCTTTTTGGAGGTCGTCATGCCAATAGGGTATGATCCAACGGAGTGCCGTGAGGGATCGAGTCTGCCCAGTAGCGTTTGTCAATCTGGCATAGAGATCCAGGGCTTCGAGGAGCGAACCGGAGGGGATCTTGTGGTCACTCTGGAGAAACTGATCGTTCAGGATGTGAGGTCAAAGATACCGCCCATCGACGCCGTGTTGCAGAGATATGTTGATCATGGGTTCCTCGTACAACGCAAGAGTGGGTCTGACTTTGTCGGATCTATAGGGGATCTATCTGACATCCAGAGGCGTATGAGGCGGTGGGCCAGTCCGGAACGGTGTGTCTTGTTGATCACGGATCTCAGATTTACAAGAGATGGGTATGCCGTGTCTGGAGGTCGGGCAACGAAATGGACCTTCGAGAGCATTCGGGGCAAACTGCGTTGGTGGGCTGCGCGTGGGGGATGGTACGAGATCTTGCCAGAGGATCAGGACATCTCGCAGTGGTTGACCGATATGTACGGGATCTTGTCTCGGGCGCAAGAGTCACCAGTGATCGCTACCGCGCCAGAAAAGCCGCTGCAAAAGATGGTAGATGAACCGGACAACTGGGTCACGACCGGAAACCTGTTCCCAAGAGGAGTAGGGAGAGCCAAGAGAGAAGCGCTGGCTCTAGAGTTGGATCCAGAGTGTGATCCAGTGGAGTCTCCACCGTCTCTGGGGGAGGTCTTGCTGTACACGACCTCAGGGCGGTTGAGACGAGCGCAAGGTTGGGGTCCAACCTTGTTGCAGAGAATGAGAGACTACTGTGGCGTCGAGGTCGGGAGAGTGATCAGAGATACTGGCGGCTTCTCTATGATCTCCCTCGTGTTCAAGGACCCCTTGCCTTTTGTCGTCTCTGGAGAGGGGATCGAGGTCATCCCTCTCCCTGATGGATCTACACGGTACATCTTTACAGAGTATAGCGCACTAGAGAACGTCGCCCTGGTTCTGGGCGCAATAGGGAGAAAAGAACATGGAGAGTAAAAGACAGTTGTATGTCGCAACAGGGCCCTTCGGAGTGGGTAAAACCACATGGGCCTTCGAGGCCACCTTGCCGGCAGATCTGGAAAAGGTCTACTGGATTGACCCAGAGGGGTCCGCGAACAACATCAAGGATCAGCTCAAAGAGATGGGCAAGCAGTTTGGTCGGTACGTCGACTTTAGCGAGAGATTCAAGGATAAACTGCCCTCGGGCGTGGACCTCTTGGATGCCATCAACAAGGGCAACCTGCCCTGGGCCGACAAGCAAAAAGGCGCGGCATTGGTAGAGTTCTACGAGTATGTACTGGAGGACATCACCAAGAATCTGACACCGGGCAAATATCAGACGTTCGTGTTTGACCCGGGAGAGAAACTAGAGGCAGGAATGGCGGCCTGGGCCGCGGCGAATCCCAACGTGGTTGGGGTCAGGGAGAACGCAGGATACGGGCGGTTCTGGAGTCAGGGAGTGTACCCCCTGTATGAGAGCCTTTTTGACGCCATATGGAGTCGGGGCGTAGACCTGATCATTTTGACGTTTCATCTCAAGACACCTTGGGAGAATGGACGTCCAGTCATGAACAAGGTTGTTATGTCTGGAAAAAAGATCCTCAAACCCAAGAGCCAGCTCATGGTCTGGCTGGTGAACGAACCGAACAACCCAAGGGGAGCGCCCGCAGGGCTGGTCCTCAAGGAACGTCTCGGGCGGTTGAGCATTGGAGACGACGGAGAATGGGACACGCAGAGAACGATCCCGCGCCGTATCCCAGAGTGTACGTGGAGACAGATCCGCAAATATCTCAGGGGAGATCTACCCTGTGATCTGGCGAATCCCGCACCAGGAGAGGTCCCGAGCCGGGATGAACTCGAGATGATCAGCCCTCTCCTGACCAACAAGCAGATGGAGCTCATGCTTCTGGAGGCCAAAAAGGATCTGGAGGAGACGGTCCAGATGCGCCAAGGTATGGCGAGTCAGGAGGATCCTAGGCCAGAAGGACCGATAGCAGATGCAGAGGTCGTCAAGGCCATTCTCGCGGCAAGGACTGAAAAGAGTGACGACACAATCAGGGAAGAATTATCAAAGATCTACCCCCTCCCGGTCGTGGTCGCCGCCTTTATGAGTCTGGGGAGTTGATAGGATGCCAAGGCCACCCAAAGTATTGTCAGGGGAGGAGGTAGACCTTTTGCGGGAGTGCTGGGAGGCAACCGGGACAGTGGATACGTGCCGGGTTGCGTACCAGATGGCAAAAGGGTTGGAAAAGCCTCCCTCCTGGGACACAATGAGGAGATGGCTGGCAATCTCAGGCATCAGAGATGACCCAACCGATCGAGTCGGGAGGTTGCAAGATAGATAGGAGAGGGGGACATATGTCCCCCTCTTTCAGATTGACTCTTGACAAACGTTGTTGTTTATGGTACTATGTTCGTGACAATGAGTTGAATTGAGTTGATCTGAGAGGAGATCTAGAATGTCTGTTATCAAGTTTTCTAAAAGTGAGTTTGAGCAAGTTCTCGCCGGGATCGCCCGCAAGTGTGATGGGGAGATCGAGAGGATCAACCATCAAGGTCTGATCAAGGGAGAACACGTCTACGCGTTGTTGCTGGCACGGTGCAACAAGGCGATTTTTGTTCGTTCATCGGTCAAGAGTGATGGAATGTCCGCAGACGTGGGCGAGGACTCAATCCGGTTGTGGGTCTCATATCACTACCAGGGACGTTGGGTTCCTCTAGGCAAAGAGACATACACCCAGAGAACGCAGGGCTGGGCCGACCGGATGGGGGTCAAGGTCTCAGAGTTGATCGAGGTCGCACTAAAGGATGGCAAGGTCAGGACGCTCCCAATCGGCAAGGTCTCTGAGGGTCCGAGCGAGAGCACAGACGGTCAGGAGTCGGAATCGCAGGCTGAGCCGGTCTGCCCGGAGTGTGGGTCAAAGATGGTACTCAGAACGGCGCGCAAGGGTAAGAACGCCGGCAACCAGTTCTGGGGATGCTCGACCTTCCCAAGGTGCAGAGGGACGCGGGACGTCATCATTTCCGAGCACTTGGATGGAACGCACGTCGATGCAGATCCTCAAGGGAACGACATCAACTGGTCGGTCTATCAGACCGCGATTTTTGAGGAGATCGAGAACGGGACCGGAAACCTCGTGATAGAGGCGGTCGCGGGGTCAGGTAAAACGACGACCATCGTCCACGGTCTGGAGTATACGCCCAAGGATGCAGAGGTCGCCTTCGTCGCCTTCAATAGTCACATCGCCAAAGAGTTGGCACGGCGCGCACCGGGACACGTCGAGGTCTCCACGTTGCACTCTCTCGGACTCTCGAATATCCGCAACGCGTTTGGTTCGGTCAAGGTTGAACCGAACAAAGTGCGGGATATGGTCAGGGATTACGCAGAGCGCCAGAGTTCTATCGACCGCTACGAGAACGTGATGCTCAACCAGAGTGGGATCGTCAAGCTCATATCCTTGGTCAAGGGGACGATGTCGGGAGACTCGGACGAGGACTTGATGGGGATCGCCTTCAACTACAACATCGAGTTGAACGATGCAGAGGGGGTCGTTTTTGAGGCCGTGAGACACATCCTGGTTCAGAGTAGAGCAGAGACCAAGATGGTTGACTTTGATGATATGGTCGACTTTTGCGCGACCGGGAGAGTGGGGTGCAAGCAGTTCGACATCCTCTTTGGTGACGAGGTTCAGGACTGGAACGCCGCGCAGATCGAGATGGCTCTGAGGTCGGTCAAGTCTGGCGGTCGCATCATCGGAGTGGGTGATCGCTGGCAGTCAATCTACGGGTTCAGGGGAGCGGACATCAATGCAATCCCGGGTCTGATCGAGGCCACCGGGGCCAAGGTGCTGCCCCTCTCGATCACCTATCGTTGCCCGACCTCGCACGTAGAGTTAGCTAAGACTCTGGTGCCGCACATCGAGGCAAGAGAGGGAGCGCCAGAGGGGACGGTCGCGACAGTCTCAGAGTATGACTTTACACAGAAGGTAGAACAGGGCGACTTGGTTCTATGTCGATGCAACGCCCCGTTGGTGAAACCGGCCTTCGACCTCATTCGACAGGGGAAAAAGGCGGTCATCCTGGGCAGGGACATCGGCAAGAATCTTCTCCAGTTGGTCTACAAGGTACAACGCAAGTACAAGGTCCACAACCTGGGTGACACTCTGGAGAAACTATCAGTTTACGTTCGCGTCGAGGTCTCCAAGCTTCTCAAGAGAGACGCAGAGATCAGGGCTGAGAACTTGATGGACAAGGCCGACACAATCTACGCTCTCAGTGAAGGATGCGAGACCGTTCGAGAGTTGGAGTCAAAAGTCCGCAAGGTATTCTCGGACGAGCACGCAGGGGTCACCTTCAGTTCAGTACACAAGACCAAAGGGGGACAGGCCAAGGTCGTATGGATTCTGCAACCGGGCCTAATGCCGCACCCAAAGGCTAGCCGACCCCAGGACCTTCAGCAAGAGCGGAACATACAGTATGTAGCCTACACGCGGTCAATGTCAGAGCTCTACTTCGTCAAGTAGGAATGAGGAGAGAGGGGAGCTATCTCCTCTCTCCTTTTTTCAGTAAAATGTCAAAGTGTACCATAATGAGAGGGGAGTAACATGGGAATAGATCCAAAGATCGTGCTGGTAGTAGGGATCAAAACAGAGGAACACCAGAGAGTGAGTACGCCGCTAGGAGAGGACGAGATACATGTCCCTCTCATGAAGTATAGAATACCAGGAACAGAGACCTGCGCTTTTCTGGAGGAGGGGACATTGTATGATTACCTGTGGCATGGCCCTCCGATGGGGAGTTCTCTCCGCAATCCAGGGAACATTGTCGGATACATCGTAGACAAAATAAGCCCATACAGTTGGATCGCCAGGGCCCTGATGCACATCCCTGAATGTGACAATGATCACTTTGTGGTAGAGATGCCGCTGCGGGAGTTCAGTGACAACGACACCTTTGAAGTAGAACAAGACGCCGGCGACGTTGTCTCGGAGCATCGGAACATCATCAACATGGGAGGATCATGGGGACTGTTCAACTCTGACCAGTGGTGGCATTGGGCCATAGAGATCTTGAGGATCGCCGGTTGGGAGGTCAAGAGAACAGACCTCAGATTGTACCTTATTATGGACTGGGCATAGGCTTTTGTCGGGAGTCTAGGCCGTTCTCGGCTTAGGCTCATTCCTGCGAAGAGCTAGGCACTACACGTAGAGAGGGGATCATGGGAACATATCCACAAATCGAGGTACAGGCAAGTTGGAGCGAGATCTTGATCGAGATCATCTTACAGAAAGGATGGGCGCACATCAAGATCAGAAAACAGAACAAAGACGGGGTCGTGCTGCCGAGCGACTTCAAGATCCAGTTGCCGCACCAGAGGGGTGACGAGTGGCTGTCTATGCAGGGATTGTATGAGCATATGGGTCTGGAGGGGTTGGCGGGGGATCTAGGAGTGGTGCTCGACACGATGTACATGAACTCGATCTACTGGACACGGTTCACAGAAACGGACATAGAGGTCTTGGAGAAAACGGCACGCCGGTTCTTTCCATCAGAGAGTGAGGCGGCATGAAGGATCAAGAGTTCCAAGTACGGGTAGAGTTGACATCGTTCACAGCAGTGGTCGACGTGGTGTATGGGTCTCAGTGGGCAGGGGCCGCGATCCGAAAAGAGCTTGACTGGGAGGACCCGGCATCAAGGTCGGTCCTGCCGGCGCGCATCTATCCCAACTTGAGCCATCCTGCAGGATGCAGCCGGGAGGAGTTGGAGCGGCACATCGCCATCGAGCTGCACTGGACTAGCATTGCCCAGTATCTCGACGCCCTGTTTACCAAAGAGGAAACCTTCAAGGATGGAGGGGAGGATCTGCGCAAGGGGATCGAGGACTTTACCAAGAACGCTTACCGCATGTTGATCGGGCCGTTGGAGGCATCAGGGCATGAACCTCAACCTGTTGGTAAAAGTACTCCTCCTCGGGCCTTCCTCGATACGGCATTCTCCCGGCACGAGAGTGCTGAACCGTTTGGTCTGGAGGACGAGCCGCCGTTCTAGGCATTGACAGGGCATCCGTTTTCGTGGTAGAATGGATCAACTTAATAGTTCACCGTTACCGCAGAGAGAGCCGCCATCCCAGGCACCCGCCAGGATCGGCTCTTTTTGCGTCCTGGCGTGTCAGGGAGAGGGGCGGTCTGGAGAGAGGCCAAATTCTGCCAATCGAGGCAGAGAGGGCTTTCTGGGGGGTCTTTTGGGCCAGTTTGGGCCAGTCTCTTGACAGGTTGGGCGTTTTTGTGGTATTATGGTTGTGACAGTGAGTTGATTATGATTGAATTTCGAGAGGGGTCCAAAATGTCCAAGGTAGAGATCAAGATGGCAATTCAGAAAAAGGTAGATCGGGTGCGTCGCCTCCAGGCCCTACGCGCCAACGCGCGCGACCAGGAGCGTCGGGATCACCTGAGTGACGTCATCGGCCAGTTGTTTGTAGAGATCGACGTCTTGGAGTCAGAGATCGAGTAGAGAATAGAAAAGGGAGATCGGAAAATGTCTAATTATGATTTTTTCAAGCATGAGGGAATGGACGAGGCGGCGAGCGAACTGCGGAACGCCCGGGATCGGGTCAAGGCCGAGAAGGTCAAGTGGCTGAATGAGATCGCCGGGACGTTTGCCTCTGAGGTCGTGGATTATATCTATAATCAGGATGTGGAGCCGGGGCCGCAAGGCCTGGAGGTCGCACGCGCACAGGCACAGATGGCAGTCGAGTGGAAACTGGGCGAGTTGATCGCCGCGGTCAGGTACGGTGAGGAACAACTGTAGAGAGGGGATCGAGGGGATGACAGACGAGCAGAAACGCTTAGCCAAGTTGAAACGGAGCCAGATACGGGATCTGGAGGCGTTGATCGGGACGACTCAGAACATGAAGTACATCGAGAGGATTAACAAGCGGATCGAGGAGTTGATCGACGAGGTCTTGGAACTGGAGGAGGGGTCATGAATTGTAAGGTCTGCGGAGCCGAGACATGGAACAGGGTCAAGGCCAAGGATGGGAGGGGCGTGGCCCTCTGCCCCAAGTGTGCCGGGGATGTGATCGACAACCTGGAGGCTGGCGGGGAGTACGTAGGGATGTCTGGGGACGGCGTTATGAGAGGGGTATCGTACGCCGACCTGCACGGACAGGTGACGGACATGATCCATTCTCGGATCGTAGAGCATTTCCAGGCCCCTGCCGTAGTCTAGGTCTGGAGGGGAGATCGAGAGGTCTCCCCTTTTTGGATCCAGTCAACATGTTCATGATCATGATGATCTCCCCTATAGGAGGTCGTCTATATATGGGGGATCATCATGATCATCATGATCATGATGATCCAGTCTCAGGAAAATGCTTGACAGGGGCCGGTGTTTTGTGGTACTATTGTCGTGACAGTGAGTTGATTCTAGTTTAGAGGAGGGACCAAATGGACCAGGAATGTCGTGAAATTATCGCCCAGGCACGTAAGATGTATCGAGAGGCGCGGGAACGCTTGGAGGTCAAGGTAGAGGTTTTCAGTCTGGGGGATCGTGGTATTCTCAAGTATGGGGATCTCTTGATGACTTACGCCGAGTGTGGTTTCTCTCGGGAGGATCTGGAGGGATCGAGCTCTGAGGATCTGGAGTATGTTGTCAATGAAGTTCAAGCTGAGTTCCGCAAACGCCTGGATGGGGCCAACGACCTGGTCTCTCTGGGGAATTTGCTAGCATCGTTTGGGTAGGTCTGAGAGTTTAGAGGAGGTTGTCAAAATGAGGTCCATTGCGAAGGTAGGTTGTATCTGGGAGGCGCACGGTACACGGTTCTGCCAGTTGGAGGTCGAACACTCGATCTACGATGTTGACGTGGAGGCCGACGAGCCGCAGATCCTGAACAACGCCAAGACGAGGGGCTTCGGCTGGGTCATGGGCAAGTGGTCTTACTGCGTGCCTCTCGACTGCGCCGAGGGGGATCTGGTAGAAGTAGAGTACGTGGATGCAGGGTACTGGAAGGTCCTCTCGCAGGAGTCAGTCACGCGCCTGATGCGCCCTCTCCGTAAGGGAGAGAGGATCGACGTGGGGGACGTGCTCGTAGAGCATCGCCGGTCCCTGCCCCGCTGGTACTACGTAGTGGACGTGGGAGCCGACACAGTCTCGTACTCGAGACTGCCGGTGGAGGTAGATCGATGTGACGCGACGCTGCTCAGGGAGGAGATCTCCAATCACTTCAAGGTCTACACGCGGAGGTCAATCCTGGATCTCAGGTAGTCTACCGTGGAACGGAAAAAGAGACCCTGCCTCGCGGCTGCGGTCTCTTTTTTTGTGGGCTAGCGCCCCTCCCTAAGTTGGTCTCATTGTACCATCTTTGGGAGGTCATGTCAAGGCGAAACGCCCCTGGAGGGGACAGGGGCGTTTCTCTCGGCATTCTTGGAGTCAGTCTTGTGTCTCTGAGACATTGTACCATGTCTGGAGCATGGTGTCAAGGGGTAGGTTGACGTAACTCCTGTTTCACGCCGTGGATGGACAGGGCCATAACGATGGCTACCGCGACAATCGAGACGGCCTCCTCGATGAATTGGATCCAGGTTGTCGGCGGGGGTCTCTGGAGGAAAAGTACCTGGAGCCAGTAGCCAGCGATGGCGATCAGAGATGTCCCTGTGAGAGTGATAATACGCTCCCAGAGTTGGGTCAAAGTCTCCAGTCTGGGCCAGAGTCGTTCTGCTAGTTCCCAAAGGAAAAAGGCAATCGTCCCTGCCCCACCTCCGGTGACGATCCAGATCAGTATGGAGGGGAGGGAGGTCCAGTCAACAGGCTGGAGGAGTGGGGAGAGGATCAGACCAAGGATCATGAACGGTACGAGTGTAAATAGAGCTGTCATTGTTTTTTCCTTTCGTTAGGGGATCATGTTGATCATCATGTTGATCATCATGATCATGTTCATATGCCTCCGAGGAGGACGGATAACTTGTCGACGCCCAGGCCAGCCGCTAGGCCCAGGCCGAGAGCTGCACCGGTCAAGAGCCAGACCCTTCTCTGGAGTCTGGCGAGTTGGTCGGTCAGGAGGTCTATACGGGCAGCGTTTTTGGAGCACTTTTTGGCATCCAGGACCATTTTGCCGAGCCGCTGGAAAACAGACCGGAGCACAGAGGGCAGGACTGGCTTGTGTAGGACGTTGTCTACGTACCCTTCCAGCAGTTCATTCTCCAGGGCACGATCGACATAGCCCGACATGATGACGATCGGGCCGCGATGCTCGTCTCTCCATCGTTGTAGGAGGGTATCGCCCTTTCCGTTTTTGAGTCGGAGATCGAGCAAGAGCATGTCGGCGTCCTGGATCTTGTCTAGCCCTCCCGCTAGGCTGTCTGCGGTCTCGACGGAAAAGGTCATGGAGGTCAGGACGCGGCGGGTTAGTTGTCGGATAGCATAGTCATCATCGACTACCAGTATTTTTAGGTCGTCAAACACTGGGCCTCCTACACGCAAGCTATCGCGACGGCTTCTTGTAGGAGCGCGCACAGCCGGGGGTCTGTGGAGGTCTTGATGGTAGCCTCTGATCGAGAGACCTCTACTCCATCCCACAAGGTGATCGTCGTGATCACGTGGTCCCCGCCTTCCGGTGGGTCTGGGGGTTCAGGGGATCCGATGTCGGCCTGGAGCAAAAAGTCATCCCAGTGCGTGGCACTGTTCTTGGCATAGTCGGTCTTGGCACGCAAGAACACGGTCACTTTGGTGGATTGCGCGATCGCATCGCCCAATGTCAAAGTCTGCCACTTTTTGTCTGTCTCGGGATCTTGCCCGAGCCATTCTGACCACTCGACAGACCCGGCGTGCATGTCCGTGCCGCCCAGTGGATCTATGCCCATCTGGGTACCGTTCTGGGCGCCGCTCTCAGAGTCGAGCATTGCCTTGACCGTGGCTAGGAGAGTCGCGCCCGGTTGGGTAGTGTACTGCCGCCAGACACAACAGTCGGTCGTGCTAAAGGTAGTCTGCACGGCCTGACAAAAGTCCCCTGGATCGTCGGGATCGTCTCCGTGAGAGACAAAGTACTCGGGCCGGCGCAGCTTACTGGGATCCTCTGGGTCCTCTCCCTGCCAGAGCCAGAATGGTTCCCAGCCCTCCTGGACCTTGAGCTCTCCCACGTTCTGGTCATAAGGCGGGTTGGGATCGTTTCTGGGGATGAACGGGCCATTGAACGTTTCTATGCCGATGGTGATCATGTCTGGTACCTCCTCTGGGGTATTCTTGATCCCGAGGTCTACGGCGCGCCGTATGTCCTCGTAGACGTGGGCCTTGCCTTCAATATGCCATTCATCGTACCGGGGCCACCTGTAGAGGCAGAGGCTTTGAATCGGGTATCCGTGGGTCAGGTTAAAATCACGGATCTCCTTGATTGCTTCTTGTACCCATCGAACGTCCGGCACGTCCAACCAGGGGTTCCGGACGCCATTAACGTCGCCTTGGTCGGCCTCTGTGATGTAGATCTTGAGGCTTCGCAGAGCTAGCGGGGTCCATTCCCATAGGTCCCAGTAGGCCCGGAAATTGTAGAGCCGATCCTGGTATGGAGGTCCCATGGGGGTCATGTCGCGGATCAGCTGCCAACTCGATCCGTGGGTGTAGGTATGCCAGCACAGAGCGTCAAAGGTTTCACAGAGTTCAAGCATCCCCTGGTAGTAGGTCAACCAGTCCTCTGTCTCGACGTTCCACATGGCCACTGGTGCGGGCATGATGATCGAGTCTGGCTGAACCGCTTTGATCGCCGCGTAACACTTGCGAAAACATGACGCATAGTTCTCTTTGGAGATCCCGCCCTCCACTAGAGCGTTGGGTTCATTCCCTATGACCCACCTTCTGCAGCCATAGGAGTTCTGGACCCAGCTCGCGCACCGGATCGCAAAGGCGTCATAGTGGGAGGGATCAAGGGGGATCGTCCCTTGTTCTGGTCCGTAGCCATTGTTCAGTCTGGCGATGTTGCCGAACCCTCGAGACCACCACCGCGAGTAGTCATACCCGGCAGTGTCGTTTGGGTTGTGACCAAGGGCGTGAGTATGGGTAATCCACCCCGCTGCCTCACCACCTATGGTCATGTAGGTCTCCAGCCAGTCATCTGGAGGCGGTTCATGTATGCCGATGACGTAGGGGTTTTCAGGCATTGGACCTCCCTATGTGATCAAACGCATGGCGTCGATGTGCCACCGATACCACGTTGCCGTGCTGTACTTTTGGATGACCAGGCCCACCCGCGTCGGCGTCCAGGCCAAGCCTGTGGGGTAGTTGTTCGGTACCCACAGCCGAGTATTGGAATTGTGACTCATTCCCGATCCCAAAGTGGTCACGCCCCAGTTGGTGTATAGGGTTCCCTGGATTGAACTGTTGAACCAAACATGTGGAGGGAACGGTTGCTTTGTGCCTAGCCATTGCGTGACACCACCTCCACCCGTGCGAAAGGTGCGGAACCAGGAACGACCTGACTCGGTCGCACCCGCAACGGAAGTATCGTTCGTTATGATCCCACCCTCCACATAGTTGTTATCTGTGCCATCGTCTATGCGGTAGCCGAATGACAGGCCGCTAGTAAAATCGCTACCAAGACCATACATCGATCCCAAGAGGGCCATCGTGGGGGTCGAACCGACTGCCCTATAGAAAAAGGCACGCTCCGCGACCGCGTTGGTCAGGCGCAAGTCCACCATAGACTCCTCGGTGAAGCCGATGTAGCCAGGGGTCACGAATGGTGCGCCAGCCCAGGATCCCCATGCTGGCATAGCGGTCTCATAGTCAAAGTGAGTCCCATAGATTCCATCCCACTTGTCCAAGGAAATGTTCGGCATTCCGTCAAGCCGGGTCTGTACGCCGCGATAATTGTCCAGCCCGTGCAGGTCGTTGTTCGGCTGGCACCATACATCGTCTTTCTTGTGAAAAAAGGACGTCGTCCAGTCGTCTACTCTTGGATCGTTCAGTTGCCGCCTTTTGGTCATCTATCCCCTCACGTTCGCCAAGAATTGCGGGAGCTTGAACTGTTGCGCCCCGCTGATCGAGATGCCCCATGGATAGGTATAAGATACCTGCTCGATGAACACGAACCGGGGGTCTCGGCGTTGGTCGCTTGGTATCGACTGCCCTAAGAGATAGTCGGACAGAAAGACTATTCTGCCCGGCTCAATGTCCCAAGGGTAGACCTCCTGGGAGGTCCCATATCGGAGAACACGCGGGACGCGTGCCCTGATCCGGTGCTCATAGTAGGGGGCAGTAGGAGCTTGTGCATAGTGCAGAGTCTGACTGTCCTTGACGCCCCACAGGTAACGGTTCTGACTGGCATCGCCCAGCTTGACCAAGTTCTCGATCACAGTTAAGCCAGAGTGTCCCTTGTCATCGTACCGATGGGCAAGCATTGCGTTAGTGTCAATGTAGGCAGTAGACGTGCTGAACAGGCCGTTAGGATCAGCCGCCAGGACATAGCCCAACTTGGTAGATACGGTGACCGTTCCCGCGTTTGTGTCCTGATAGTTGATCGCGTCGAACATGTGGGCATACCCCAGGATCGAGAGGGAGATCGACGCAGGAGCAGAGCTGTCCAGGCCAACCTGTTCGCTGTGCTGAGGCCAAGCGTTCTCATAGAGGTATAGGTCGCGGTAGTCGCTGGCGTGGTCGGTCACGCCATCGTCTAGGAGCTCAGATCCCGATATTGTCTGATCAAAGATACCATAACGGTCCTGGGAGTCAGTATCCTGGGCTATCGTGGTCACTCTCTGCGGCCCGACGAGAGGAGGAGCGACCGTTGCGTCAAGGATGGGAGAATACTCGACCTCAATCCTGTTGCCTATGTCCAGTAGTGGGCCTTGCCTGCCCGAAAACGTGCCACCGCTGGCATCCAGGGAGTTCACGAAACCCGCAAAGATCCGGTTGCGTCCAGGGCTAAAGGTCTCGACGTGTAGGCCCAAGCCGTTCAAGGTCCACCAATCAATGTAGGACACGGAGCCATTGAGCCGTATGCTAGCAGACCACCACCATCCATCGGCCTGGATCGTATGGCTGTAGTCACCAGGGCCTATTCGCTGAATCAGTGTATCAGTGATCAGGGAGCCGCGGGGAGTGTAGGAGGTGCCGGCAACAATAGCAGGCTTCCACACATGGACGCAGATGTTATGTGCCGGGATCATGTGTCCTCCCCTCGCATGGACCAGTAACGACTCACTTTTTCAGTCTGCACGATATGCATGATGTACGGATAGGCAACCTCGTTGCCGCTCAGATCAAGCCCCTCTGAAAAGAACCATAGCCGTTGAGTCTTGTGTGGTTGCAGAGCCAGTATTGTTGCGTTGGCAAGCATACGCCCGACCTGTAGATCGTTCTCGTCTCGCACGATCGCTAGGATCTCCTCTCGGGGGAATGATGCACTGTCCAACTCTGCATAGTCGGGGGTCACAAACGAGTTGGCTCCCAACATGTCAAACAGAGCAGAACACTCGTCTACAGGCAAGATAAAAATATCGATCAGCTCAAGATAGCTACCGCCCGTAACCCGCCCCGCTTGCCAGTAGATCGAGATCTGGTCAAAGACGGTATCGGGATTGCCTTCGCCTATAGTGATTGCTCCCAGGTCGACCACGTTGAACTTGACACTGTTCCCGTGGGACACTGTATCGCCATAGATGATCTGACCGCTGCTCCCATTCTTGACTGCGAGACGACTCTCCCAGGTTCCACCGTTTGACGATGCGAACCGCGCATAGGCGTGGAATTGACCGTGAAACTGTGGGCCAAGCACCTCGTCCAGTTGGATCGTCAAGCGGGTCGCCACAGCCTCTGGGGTTGCAATAGGAATATATCGGCATTCGGACTTTGGCGCGTTCGGATCGCCGCTGCCGCCCGTGTTGAGTGCTGCATTGGTACCTGCTGTATTGGTCTGGCCCGATGGTAACTCTTGAGAACCACAGAGCAGATAGGCGGTAAAATCCTCTCCGCGATCAAGCTCCCGTACGCCAACATAGAGCTTGGCAGTACTGCCCTGGGACTGATAGTCTAGATCAGACTGATTGATCATGTCCACTTTGAGCAGTAGGGCTTCGTCCCCGTCCAGCTCGTCGGTGTCTATCGTGACATAGGGCCATGTCACTGTGTAGGGCGTGCCGTTGACTATGGGGATCGTCTCTGTGCCTGTAGGCGCAGAAACGTCATAGGCCATCCAGTAGCCAGAGATCCCGTTGACCGTCTCGGGGGTAGCAAAAGCATTGCCCGTCCACACTAGAGCATTGATCCCGGCAACAGACAGGGCCACCTTGCTTGCAGCCAGTCCTGTCTTGTCTCCTGCCACAGTATTGTCTCTATGGCGAGCATTGCCGTAGATCGTTGTGGCGCTACCGCCTGTTCGCAGTACGAGCGCAACGAGAGAGAGTGATCCCAGCGTATCCACATCCCACACGATGTTACCCATTCTCTGCGCGGCAGGGTGACCGTCCGCGATTCCGATCACAACTCTGTCCCCACTGGCAGGTGGGTCAGGGAATAGCTTGATCTGTCCCTCTGTTCCTATCAGATTGTTACCCCAGACATACACTCCACCACCAGAATAGTCACCGATGAACATATGAGTAAACTGGCGACGGACATGACTATTGATCACATAGTTGATTGCCTCGCAAGTCTCACTTGCCTCCGCTGGCAGGGTCGCTCCAAGGGATGCCGCACAGGAGACCCGTTGCTCCACAGGGCAAGAGCTTCCCCATTCACCATCTGAGACAATGCCGTGATTCTGGTTCAAGGTGTAGTCAACCGCTACCTCGCCGTGGTCGTCAAAGATGGTAAGCAGTTCACAGTCCCCACGTTGCAGGTCCCACCACGGTGTACAACGGTCGGGAGGGGTGAACGTGCCTGTGTAGAGCACGGAGGAGCAGACGCGAGTCCAGCCGATGTCACCGTCAAAAGTACGACCTCCCGCTAGTCGGTCCGCGATGGTAAGGTCATTACCTACATCTGTGACGATCGCCCCGTTCCTGTTTGACGTACCGTTCGTATGCTCCACTCCGTCAACCCATAGACGGGGAGTCGTGTACGAGCTGTCATCCCAAGTGAACGCCACATGATGCCACGTACCATCCATTGGCGTGTTCGCCAGTCCGGTGTTGGCTGTACCGTTGGCTACCGCACAAGCAATGTTCGCATACATCCCCAAAGTTGCATCAAGGGAGAGTACCCAATCCGTCTTTTCTATGATCCTTCCAAGATTGCCACCCCCGTAAGAGTCTGCCTTGATCCACGCCTCCACGGTCATTGCTGCGTCATGGAGGTCTTGCAGGTTGGTCGGGTCGCCATAGTTAACGATGGTCAATGCACCATCGCAGATCACATAGGCATTCTTGATGATCTGCACGTCCACGCTCTCGATGTCCCCACAGCACTCCTTGCCCCAGTTCAGAGCCGATAGGTCGGCGTGGTTGTCGTTCCCGCTTTGATCGTACACCTTGACACCCGCGCCCTCCTGGATGCCGAGCCATACCGTGTTCCCATCCACGGTGGGCAGGGTGCATTGTTCTGGTAGGTTGGCTGAGAAGTCGCTTGTCCAGCGCACCGTGTCTGAGACACGGAACCACCCAATGTCACCATCGAACGTCCGCGCACCCGCGGACCTATTGCCTATAGCCATGTTTTGGCCTACGTCTGAAACGATAGCTCCATTTCGATTCTGTGTACTGGCATATGTCGATTCGACGCCGTCGATCCAGATACGTGGATAATTGTATGTGGCATCGTCCCAGGTCATGGCCAGATGATGCCACTCGTTGTCCACAATGGACACATTTCCAATAGCCTCGGCGTCGGTCACGGCGCATTGAACAAGAGCCTGCAATCCCCCATCCACCATAGTGAAGTACCAGCCTTGCGATGATCCCTTTCTGATGATATGTCCTACATCAGCACGACCCAAACCTTTAGCTCGGACCCATCCATCAAGAGTCATTGCATTGTCGGCAAGGTCTTGGATCGCTGCGTCATCTGTGATCACCGCATTGGCTTCTTCAGTGATATACTCGAGATGTCCGATCCCCTCGTCCCCGATCTGCCCTGCCAGGGTCTGACAGTCACAGTCGAACGTGCCGCTGGTCAGGGTCCCATCAATGGTGCCAGGGTTCTGCTGGTTCTCGATGTTTGTTCCGGAGCATTCCGCGCCGATCCACTGCCCGACCACGTTCCCGTCGTCCTCTGGGAGTCGGCACTGTTCGGGAGGGGTGAAGTCCCGGTCATAGCGCAAGATGTCTGAGATACGGAGCCAGCCGATGCCGCCATCAAAAGCTTGGGTTCCACCTGAAAGATCACCTATAGTAAGCGGATTGCCCACGTCGCTCAGGATCGCTCCGTTGCGTTGGGTAGCAGTCCTGTAATCCACCTCTTTGCCGTTCACCCATAGACGCGGGCCACCCAATCCCCACGTATCGTCCCAGGTCATGGCAACATGCGCCCATTCGCCATAAGACAGAGTGCCTGTCCTTGCCTCAAAGGTCGCGTTTTGCACGGCGCACCGAACTTGTCCACTCAGACTTCCGTTTGCCCGCATACGAAAGTTCCAGCCAACCCCTCCACCCTTGCGGACAATCACACCAGCATCACCCTCCCCCGCATTGTCTGGTCGGATCCATGCCTCCACAGTGAAGGCGTTGTCAGCGAGGTCTTGGATTACAGCATTGTCGGGCACGGTGAGGATCGTTGCCGCACCATCAAACTCCACATGGCAGGGGTAGCAGTATTCATCCGACGCATAGGCAGGCAGGCACTCAGTTTCGCCAGGGGAAACATCACGCCAGAGGGGTTCACGGATCAGAGTCATGGGCCAGTCGGCAAAAGCTACCGTGTCGAACTCTGGGGCGGTTGGGTCATGAAAAGGATCATCGTCAACGGGAGTGCTACCAGCCATCACCATTGAATAGCCGGGCTGGGATTCACAGATCCCTTGACGGACGATCCAGACCGGGTCGGCCTGGTAGTCGGTCATCCAGTAACGTTTCGCTTCTCTGAGGAGGTAGCGGAGGTTCTGGGCCATCTGGAACAGATCATCGTTGGTCCAGGCCGTGACGTGGAATGTCATGGACTCCTCGACGTTCTCCAGTGCCTCTGTGCGGGGTTCGGAACCATCTGCCAGGGCAGAGTCCGACCACACGCTGGAGGCTTTTGGCTGGCTGATCGAGGGCTCCCAGGTCAGGAGATGAAAGCCTGTTTGCATGGAGAGGGAGAGGAGATCAACGTCAATCATGCCGTTGGTGATTCTGAACTCAGAAAACATCTTGTTGTATGGAGTGGGATCGCTCATTCTATCGCCTCTCGATTGCGTTGCGGACAGTTCGCTCGAGTTGAGCGTTGAACCGCCGCATGTCGTCCTGTGTACCGATGTTCACGTTGCCCGAGAAGACAATGCTGATCGGGCTGCCGTTGTTGGTCGTCACGGAGGACGAAACTGGAGCCATTGCCGGCATCATTGTATGTTGTAGTGATCCCTGGAGTTGGGGGATCGATAGGTTGCTCATTTTACCTAGTTCAGAGTTGATCTGCTGTAGGCCCAAGGCAAAGGGAGCAGGAGATTCCGCGATGCCCCATCCAAGCGCTTCTCGGATCTTGTCGAACGGTTGCCTGGCAAGTTCTGCCACCTTGGCTATAAAGTTTCCGAGCTTGGTCGTGATGTCGGCTATACCGGTCGCAAGTCTCTCTATGATGTTTGTGGTAAAATCCTTGATCGCCTTTGCTGCATCGGACTCGAGGAGGGTTCCATACTGGTCTTTTAGATAGTCCCACACGGCGGTCAGCGCGCCAAGGACACCACCGTCCTCTTGGCCTGAGAGGATGCCCCAGATCTTGTCCCAGGCTTCCCAGAAATTTCCTGTTAGATCAGTTACCAGTTCAGGTATGGAGGTCTTGAGGTCTTGGATCAGATCCTCGATATCCTGGAGAACTGGAAACTTCTTTTTGAGATCGTCCCAGACATTCCCGACCTTGTCCTTGAACTTGGTCCACGCTTCCCCGATGCCGCCCACCTTTTCAACGATTCGATCCCAGGCCTCGCCCAGAGGGGCAAAGATCTCTTTGAACTTTTCCTTGAGCTGGCCTTTCATTTTCTCGATGGCGTCACCGAATCTGGTCCCGAGTGCGCCAGTCAGTCCAGATACCTCTGGAACAACCGCCGCTGCAGGACCTCCTTTGCCTTTGACCCCCTTGTCACGTTCCTTGTTCTCGACTTGTAGGGCGTCATTGACCGAGAGGAGTTCATCTACCAACTTCTTTTGCAGACTGGCTTCGGTCTGGAGGTCGGAGATCTTGAGCTTGTCTGCTGCTACTGATTCCTCCTGGAGGGCTAGTTGATCCTGGGTTAGTTTCATCGCTTCCTCTGCCGCGTTGATCTGCTTGAGTTGGGCAGCCAGGATCTCAGGGGACGCGCCTTCTCGGAGAAGCCGGTTATACTCGACGGTCTCCTTGTTGACATCGCCTTGTTGGGCCAGCATCTTTTCTCGGGATCGTGCCAGGGATTCCTCTGCCTCCTGGACACGTTGGGTAGTGTCGGCCAACTCGAACTGGATCGATACCATCTTGTTGATCGCGTCTGAGAAAACTCCCGCAGACTTGTTGATCACCTGTTCTATCGTTCCACGGTCCCCACCGGCGAGAGCACCCGCGATGGTCTTGGAAACGTTGGCAAGGTCAGACTTTTCTAGGATCTTGCCGAGGGGGCCTTGGATGTCTTTCAGGATGCCGAAGTCTGCCTCGGTCATACCCTCAAGATACATCTCCATAGTATGAATTCCCCATCCCTTGATACCAGGGGCTATTTTGGGAGGAGAGGCACCTAAGAGCCATTGTTCCAAGATGTTCCCTATAAAGTTCAGTCCTTGGATCAGGACGGTAGAGGCGGCATCTACCATCCCCTCCGCAAAACTGGCGACCAGTTCAACGCCCCACTTGAGAGCGTTGTCAATGGTAGAGGCAATAGAATCTCCCATGTCCCCACCCAGTTTCTCTAGGACAATGGCGATGAACTCACCAAATGCAGCCCATCCCTCCATGCTCATGTCAAGCATTGCCCCGATGGCGATCAAGATCTTGTTTAGACCGCCACCCTCTGCTATGGCAGCGGAGAAAGCACCGGTAACTCGGTTGAGCGTTTTCATGAAGGTCAAAAAGGCAGGGAGGAGAGCCTCACCCAACGTGTCCTTGATATTCTGGAGATGGGCGCCGAACATAGCCATCTGTGCAGAGGAGGTATCTGCGACACTGGGCATCGCCCCAAACTTCTGCTCTAGTTTCTCCAGGGTCAAGGCTTGCAAGGCGGTCTGGATCTGGACCTTGCTCAGAGCGTCGGCCTGGATGCCGTACATTTCTGTTGCCCGTTGGGTTGCTTCGGCCTGAGAAACTTGGATCTTGAGGTTGTCAAGGATCGCGGCACTGGTGCGACCGATGCCGCGAACGTAGGAGTCCATCAGGTAGCCGATGTCCTCACCTGTGCCGGCAGCGACCTTGCCAAAGAGCTCTAGGGCTTCGGGCATCGACTGAGCGAACTGATCTGAGACCAGGGCCGAGGCATCATTAAACGATTTGAGGAGATCACGGACAGGGATCATACCGGATGATCCCTCCTGGAGTGCTCGGAGCATTCCAGAGGTCCCACCCTCTATATTGGAGGTCAAGGTTGCAAACTGGGTAGAAAGGCCCTCTAGTGGTGCCGCAGACATGGGGAGATCGACAACGGCTTTGACGACCTTGCCAATGATCCCTAGTATCTTCTCAGTGACTGCCATTGCGCCAGCAACACCGCTTGCCATCGTCGCCCAGCCGGTCTTGGATTGCTTGGCAGCACCCCCGGCCTTTTCAGTCGCATCACTCAGGGCTTCCTGGGTTATGGTCAGTTTTTTGGCTTGGCCCTCTGCATCCTTGAAGGATGCAGAGACACTATCCCAGGCCACGCCTGACTTTTCCATGTTCTGGATGAACTTGGACGCGCCCTTGACAACCAGAGCTACGCCATCTTGAGGCAGTTGCTGGCTCATATCAGATCCTCGACAGGTTCTCCTCCCAGGCCCTCATAGTGTCTACCGCCCGGGCTCTGGCTAGGAGCACGGTACGCTGATCTGGATCGATGTCCTCCCAGTCTTTCAGGAGGTCCATGCCGATGATGGTATCCAACTCATTCCACCAAGAGGAGGTCCACCAGCCCTTACGTCGACGCCGGTTTCTCGCTCGGAGTCGTCTCCTGATTGTTTTCAGGGTCAGCCCGTTCGGCCCTCCCCAGCGGATCTGGAAAAAGCTCCTCGATAGAGTCCAACTGATCCTCTGTCATGCCCGATGCTCGGGCGATGCCAGCCATGATCTTGGCTCCATCGAGTTCCACCTTGACGACTTCTGAGGCAAAATAATAGAGTCTGAGGTCCCGGGGGTCTTTGGGAGCTGGAATACCATAGTAATCTCTCTGCTCCTCTGCCCAGGCGTCCAGATCAAAGGGGTCTGCGAACTCTGTTGCCTTCAAGGACATGACCCTCGTTCGCATTAGTTCCTTCTGCCCCCTGATCTGCATGACTTCGGAGTCGTACTCTGCCATCTGATCCAAGTATTCTGCCCAGAGGGCTTTGTCCTCGTCGGGGGTCTTTGGATCGTCAATGGCTTCCTGGGTATAGGGGATCTCAAACTCATCCTTATCAGCATCAATCATGGTGTAGGTCGGTGCGTCGGGCTTGTCTGGAAAAGAGAGAGCCGACCCTGCCATAATGACCTCGTTCCAGTAGGGTAGGCACTTGAGTCGTACGCCGGTGGATACGGTCACGATGACCGAACCATCCTCGATGGTGTAGAATTTGCTCACGTCAATTCCTCCCTTTATACTCCGCAATGCGGAGTTGGCAACGACTGGGGTTGGGTCAGTGGGAGGGGTTATACCGACCTTCCCCCCAGTCGATTGCACCGAGTCTAGAAGCTTGTCCATCCTGCCGGCATCAGGGACCAGACCTGGCTGTACGTGTCTGTTGCCAGGGCC